ACAAAAACAGGAACAAAGAAAGAAGAGGCCCAGGAACTATCTAATCTGTGTTTTGATAAAGAAACAAGATACGTCGTTAACTGCATTCTTGAAAAAGATCTTAAATGCGGCGTAAACATCAAATTAGCAAATAAAGCTCTTGGGGAAGGGACAATTATAGATCACTCCCCAATGCTGTGCTACCATGCAGCAAGATATAATGATCGCCACAAAACATTCTCAGAAGACTTGGATGATTTTGTAGCTAAATGTGGTGGCTGGAAAAGGGGCATTTTTGCATCCAAAAAAGAAAATGGTGTTCGTGTATGGGCAGATATTATGGGAAAATTTGTTTCCAGAAATGGAATTGATTTCCCTAATTTCAGCGTTTTCTATGATGATGTAAAATTGTGTATAAACCGAATAGCGAAAGATTTTAATGTAGATAAGAAGCAAGTAATTCTTGATGGGGAAATAATTTCCATTGATGAGGACTTTCAAAAACAAATGACCCAAGTTAGAAGGTTGAAAAAAGCTGATCCCTCTATATTCCTTTTCAAGATATTTGACTTCATAATTCCGGTAGAAATTTCTTTTGAGGATAAAGTCCACTACATGGAAAATGTATTGCACAAGCTCCTTAAAAATAAAGACAGAAAAAAGACAATGATCCTTCCACACAATTTATTTTTCTCTTTCAAAGAATTTGAAAAATTCTTTTTGAATATTGTAGCTATTGGTGGAGAGGGTGTTGTTCTTAAAAATAGAAATTCCGTGTATGAAAATAAAAGATCCGATTACTGGTGTAAAGTGAAGAACTTCTTTTCTGGGGATTTTAAAGTAGTTGGTTTTGAAATATCTAAAAAAGGAAAAAATGCTGGTTTACTTAAAAATCTGGTTATTGAATATAAAGGTGTTACAACAAAAGTTGGTTCTGGATATGATGAGAAAGAAAGGGTTAGGTTTATAAAAAAACAACCTAAACTAATTGAAGTAGAGTATTTCACTATTACAAAGGATGGTAAACTATTCCACCCCAGTTACATTCGCCAGAGAACAGACAAGGATGAGGAGTCTTTAAAATGAAAAAAGATATTGAAGAATTGATAGAAAATATACACAAAGCAATTTCAGAATTTGAGCAAAGAACTGGAATTGATATTGAAGAAATAAGACAGAATCATTATATCAGTGGTGGTGTTTCCATAGTAACATCTAGAAATATTAAATTTAACTATAAAGAAAGAGTAAAATGAAAAATCTACAAAAGCCCCGTAAAGATCAAATACATGTTGTTTCTATGTCTGGCGGTAAAGACAGTACGGCCACTGCACTTGTTGCAATGGATATGGGGTATGATTTTGTCGGGGCTTTTGCAGATACCGGCAATGAGCACGAAATAACCTATGAATACATAGACTATCTTGAAAGAAAATTAAAAATAAAAATTCATAAGGTAGAATCAAATTTTGAAACAAAACTTCAAGAAAGATTAGAAAATTTTTCTTTGGGAAAATACGAATTTAAAAATGAAAATGCTCCTAAAGCATTGAAGAAAGCACTTAAAGAAAAAAATAAATTTTTAAATCTTTGCTGCTACAAACATATGTTTCCATCAAGAATGTCACAATTTTGTACAGAGTATTTAAAAAGAATACCAATCACATTATTGCAGGATGAGCTTGGAAACAAATATAAAAAGCCTGTTTGTTCTTGGCAGGGCGTCCGATGGGATGAATCGGAATCTAGAAGTAAACTGCCCTACTTTGATAATTCCAATGATTGGATAGAAATATATAGGCCAATTTTGCATTTAAAACGAGAAGACGTTTTTGACATACATAAAAGATTTGGAATAAAGAGAAACCCATTGTACGATATGGGTTTCACCAGAGTAGGGTGCTTTCCATGTATAAACTCACCTAAAAATGAAATTCTACTTATTAATGAACTTTTCCCAGGACATATAGAAAAAATAGCTAAATGGGAAAAACTCATAAAAAATATAAGCCCAAATGAAAGGGCTACATTTTTCCATCTAAATAAGAAAAGACATCTGGTTAAAGGTTTTACTGTTTACGATTATATTGAATATTGTAAAACAAAAAACAAATCTGGAAGACCTAGAAAAAACTATGATTTTTACTTCTGTAATGCAAGTGAGGGTGTATGTGAATGATAGAATCAGCCCATATAAAAAACTTTCAAAAACACAAAGATCTCAAGATTGAATTTACTGAAGGAATAAACGTCATTACTGGAGAATCTGATGCTGGAAAATCAGCAGTTATTAGAGCATTGAGGTGGGTTTTAGAAAACAGACCTTCTGGAAATAAATTCAAGACAAAAGGCACTGCCCCCTCAACATCTGTAAATGTGGAAATAATCATTGACGGGGAAGAAATAAGTCGCACAAAATCTACTTCTAAAAATGAATATTTCTTCCAAGGTGAAACATTCAAAGCTATGGGATCAGAAGTCCCAGAACCTATTTCCAATTTTACTAATATTTCTTCTCTTAATATCCAAAGACAATTTGATGAGCATTTCTTGTTTCAGTACCCTGATTCTAAAGTCTCTAAGATGATAAACGATGTCTCTGGTATGGAGGAGATTATTCATGCCCTAGAAGAGACAAATAGAAGGGTAAGGAAAGGGAAAAGTGAAGAAGAATTCCTTTGTGAATTGATAGATGAAAAAGAAAAAGAAATAAATAAACTCTCAAAATATGAAATTTTTGAAAGTAAAATTAAAAAAATAAAGCGTAAGATTGACAATATCTGTGATAAGGAGGAGGTTGTTGAAAAATTACGCAAATTGCTTATACAAACAAAAAAGATACAAGAAGAAAAAATACACAAAAATGTTCTTAATAAAATCACTGAAAAATATTTTGAAGTGGTTGAAGTATCCTATCAACTTGTTCCAAAAATAGAATCCACGAACAGACTTAAAAAAAGTATAGATAGATACAGATCTCTAGAAAATGAGCCAAAAATAAAATTTGTCCCAATTGATCTGAAAATACAAGAAATAAAAAAATCTAAAATAAAACTAGAGAAAAAAGATAAAGACCTATTCTCTTTAAAAAAGAAAATAGAGGCTTATACCATATTAAATGAAGATAGTTTATCTGTATCAAAAAAACTGGAAGATCTAGAAAATAAAATTGGTGATCTTAAAAAGAGATTAAAAATATGTCCTGTTTGTAATAAAAGGTGGTGATATGGGAATTTACCAAGAAAAAATCCCTTTATATTTTTTATTGGAGAATTACATGTTTAAAGAAATAAAAATAAACTTCGTAGATGATGATCGTACAAATTATAAAGTTTTAAAGAAAAAACCAAAAACAAGAAAAAAGAGAATTGTTAAGAAATGGTTTAAGAAATACTCTGTATCAATTCCTGACACTAAAGGATGTTCCATAGTTGGGTATGCCGCTACTGATGATGGAGGAATGGTTGTTTTTGCTGTAGCACATCCTTTAGCCAAAGAAAGTATGGAAAAAATGAATTCTATGAATGATGGAAATCAACCATTTTTCACTTGGGATTGATTATGATACTAGGAGCAGGAGCAGATTACCACATAACTGCTAGAACACCAGAAACAAGAACAGATGATTATACAGAAGCTATACTAGAGAAATTTCAAAAAGCTAATGATCTTTTTGAAAATCATGGCTGCTCTGCTGTTTTAAATGCTGGAGATTTTTGGGACTCTGAAAAAGAACCATACTGGTTAGTAAACTGGATGATAGACTATTTCAGAAATAGGATGTGGTGCAGAACAAATTGGTTCTACACTGTAGCTGGCCAGCATGATCAAGTTAATCACACTAAAAAATTAGATAATACCCCTTATCAAACTTTAGTTTCCTCTGGGTGCATAAAGCATTTAAGTAAAAACCCCATCCAAATAGATCCCACAGAAAACACATTTATATATGGCATGAGTTGGGGAGAAAAAGTACCAAAAATAAAAGATCCTGATTCTGTAAATATTCTTGTTTGTCATGATCTTTTGGTAAAAGAAAAGATCTGGAAAGGGCAAGAAAATGTAAAATATGCTGTAGATTTTTTAAAGCAAAATAAATACGATTTTATTATTTGTGGTGATAATCACAGACCTTTCCAAGAAATTTATAGAGGAAGAGTTCTTATAATGTGTGGATCATTGGGAAGGCTTAAATCAGACCAACAGGACTACCAGCCCCAAGTTTACACAATTGATACAGAAAAATTAGGGGATTTTGAAACAATAAAAATACCAGTTAAAAATAAAAGGGTTTTTGATGTTTCAAAGAAGATTAAGGTAAAAGCTAACAAAAAAGAATTGCTAAAGTTTATAAAAACCTTAGATAAAAGATCTAAAAAAATATCCTTCAAAGATAAAATTGAAGATAAAAAGCAAAGAATAAAAAGCTCTGAGTTGGTTGAAGAAATAGACTCCATTTTAAAACTAGTTGCAGGAGATTAGTCATGGCTGAATTAGATATTGAAAAACTGAACGATTTCATTTCAAGGATAGAAAAATTAAAGGAAAAACAAGCTACTCTTGAAGGGGCTAAAAAAGCTATACTAGACCAACTAAAAGATGAGTTTGGTGTTGAGTCAATTTCTGAAGCTTCAAAATTGTACAGAAAGTTACAAGGTGAAATTCAAGTAGAAACTGAAGAAATTGAAAAAAGTATATATAAAGTGGAAGAACTTCTCCATGATACGGAATATTGATAGATTTGAAGAAATTGAAGATAAGATAAAATCAAACATTTCTAAAATAGATTCTTTGTATGACACTTTGGACGATCTTTATGAAAAATTAGAAAAAACTAGGTCATACAATGAATTGATAATGAAGGTTAGAGTTTTTTTCCAAAATATAGCTGAAGAAGTTCAACAAGAAGTAGCAGATACAATTTGCACAATAACTACTTCCGCTTTATTTGCTGTTTTTCCTGATGACCCATACGAGTGTAAAATAAGATTTCAAGTTAAAAGAAATATAATAGAAGCTGAACTCTACTTTGAAAGAGATGGGGAAGAATTTCATCCTGTAGATGACTCTGGAGGCGGGGTCATTGACGTAGCATCCTTTGCCGCCAGAGTAGCCTTCATCTTCCTCAGTGGGTCAAAGAAACTGCTAATAGCTGATGAACCGTTTAAGTTTGTTTCCAAAAAACATCTGTCAAAAATACCAGAAATGTTGAAAATGCTTTCTGAAAAACTAAAAATGCAATTTATAATTGTTTCTCACATATCAGAGATAATAGAAGGGGCAGATAATGTTATAAAAGTGAGGTAGTATGCTACACTGGAAATTAAGAAAATACCCTTTAGGTCCAGCAATTCTTGTTCTTTTTGCTGGAGAGAATGAGGTTGGGAATGTAGTTTCTTCTCAAGTAAGAAATGAAGGATTTAAGGCTATAACTAGGCTTCCTAGGGATCACAGCGAAGAACGAGTAATTCTCATATCAAAATCAAAAGAAGAGTGCCAACAAGCCCTTGCTGAGTTTTCTAGAGATTGGTTTAATAAATCAGGTTATCAATTAAAAACACAGAAGAGTTGTTTATGAGTAATATATGGCATGAAACTGAAAAAAGGCCACCAAGAATGTTGGATTTTGCCACCGAAGAAGAGATATTGGATAACAAAAATACAAAAGGTCTATGTGTTGAAGTTTATATTTCTTACATGAATTATTCAGAATACCTTTCTTGTCTTGGTAAACCTTTGCACGAAAGCATCACAATAGCAGAAGTAACCATCCCATTTGAAGGTCCAGTTAAATGGACAACTCCCTTTTACAACGGGAACAAAGATATTAGAACACCAACGTATTGGAGAAAGAAATGAGTGTAATCAATGTAGTTCATCCAGCGTTTGAGATAATGAAGTCAGATTTAGATGTTTACGATAATTATCTTATTCTAGAGAGAATTATCCGAACTTGCTACAGAAGTGAAGGTAATATCTCAGAATACTCTCATAAAAAAATGATACAAAAAATAATGCAGAATGATCATTCAGCAATGATTGAGCATCTATGCATTACAGTAAAGTTCTACGTTGATAGAGGAATTACCCACGAATTTGTAAGACACAGGTTATGCTCTTTTGCACAATCTTCCACCAGATATATTGATTACTCATCTGGTTTAAATGTGGTTAAACCCGCACACATTTTAATGTCTGATATTGAAGAAATCCATGATGTTAATTTAAAAGATTACCCATATTTTATCTCACAAGTTTCTGAAGAAAATAAGCAAAGAGTAGAAGAAGCTTTTCTATTTTTAAATTCTTGCAGAACCTCTTTTCTAAATTACTTAGCAAGGATTAAGAATGGAGCCACAAGAAGTCAAGCTAGAGGATCTTTGTGTCACCACACCCAAGCTGAATTAGTTGTAACTGCTAATTTAAGAGAATGGTTACACATATTTAAGTTGAGGGATAGTAAAGAAGCTCATCAAGATTTCAGGTTAGTGATTGCCGGATTGAGGAATTTATTTGCCCAAAAATATGATTTATTTTTTACATCATCAGAAATTAAAACCCATTTAGTTAAAAGATTTTTTTCCCAAAATCAAAAATACGTAGTCTACAGTGAGGAAGAATACAACCCTAACCCACTAATGGAATCCACTAGAGAAACTTTAACCATCCCTGTAAATTAATGGCTAAAAAATTAGCTGATTTCATTCAGCAGCATGAAAGAAATGTACAGAAAAAAGAATATGGATACCCAGTATCTTTCATATCTGAATTGATAACCCTAACTCTTAGATTGAACTTAGAAAAAAAGAAGTGGAAAAGATTAGCCCAAGATAGAAAAGATACTTTAAATAAAATTAAGCATATTGTCCTTATAGAAGCTATAACACCTGAACCGGAGGAATCCAATGAACCTGAATGAATACCAAAATTTAGCTGCTGAAACGGCCTTCTATCCGGGGAGGAACGCTAATCTCCCCGGAGGCATTAAACATGAGGAAATACTGAAGTGCTCCCCAATACCTTTCCCCGGATACGTTTATACCATTTTAGGTTTAATTGGAGAGCTTACAGAATTAAAAGAATGTGCAAATTCCTCCACAGATGATTTTGAATTACCAGAGAAAGATAAAGAAAAAATAGTTAAAGAGCTTGGGGATTGTTTTTGGTATTTAAGTCAATTTACAATGGAATTAGGCATCCCATTTTCGCAGATTGAAAGTAGGGATGCTGCTTGGAAAATTGAATATTACGGTCCACACTATAATTGTGGACTTATCTGTGAACTTGTTAAAAAGACTATCAGAGATAATAATGGTAATGTAACCCCCATAGTTAAAGAAAAAATACTGAAAGAACTAAGAATAGTTTATTCCTATCTTTTATGGTTTTGTAAAATTTACAACATTGATACAAATCATGTAATGGAAGAAAACATCAAAAAACTCTTTTCCAGAAGAGATCGTGGAGTCCTTGGAGGTTCTGGAAATGAAAGATAAAAATGTAATTTATAAATTTTATGATCAGGTTCTTCCAGATTACTATGTGCAAAAACAAACAGGGATTTCCTGTGCTGATTTGATCTCTGGACTTCCTTTCAATATAGGATGTATTGCTAAATACGTTTGGAGACATGAAAGGAAAGATAGAAGAAAAGACCTTGAAAAAGCCATTCAGTATACAATAATGGAGATAAAAGACAGAGAGGAAGGGAAGTACAGGCCAGTTATTGATATTGATTCGACATATTATTTTAAGATGATAGAATCTATTGGAAATTACGAACCTAAAATTTATAAAATAGAAATATACCGATTCTTAATAATTTACCTTTTCTGTTTGAAAAAAGATTGCTTAGAAAATCTTTTCAATATTCTTGAGATTTTAAAAGTTAAAATAGAAGAAGATTACCCTGAATGAATAAAGGCCGGTTTCCCGGCCTTTATTCTATCTTTTAAAAGGAGAATATGGCTCTACTGTAAGTCTATATGTGGGGAAGAAATTATGGCAATTATTACAAGAAGTCCTTCCCTGACAAGCACCATCTCTAGGATCTAAACATCCCACCTTATGTCCTGTAAAAGAGGACTTCCCTCCTATACGAACCCCCGCGTACATCCCATTGGTGGTAAATTCATTTTTACCACTATCTGCTAAAGCCTCCCTATAAATATCATCACAAATTGGCCTTTGAAAAAGTAAATTCCTATAAATCCAATCGTGAACAACAGCAGCCCTTTTACCCCTGTGACCAAAAAGTAAAAAAGCTAGAGGAAATCTGGGCACAGAAGGACCATCAGAAATTAAACCAACAGGACACGAAATTTTAATGCCGTACTTAATTGAATGATAGACGAGATTATCCAAGAGCATGAAATAATCGTCATCCAATTGTCTATTGTCAAAATATGATAGCCACGGCATCACTTCGCTCCTTGCAATAGAGTTTGAAGAAGCAGTTGTATTGTTTTATCCTGATGGCTTGTTTGGCTTTCAATGCCTCCCTCGACTGTCCCATTTTTATCCATTTTAAAACTAACTCCTGAGAGTTCCTGATCCCAGAAACGGGAATACTTGGCTTTCCATCCAGTAGGAGATTCCAATTCAAAACTAGCACAAGCACATAAACTAAGAAGGATCAAACAAAGTATAGTCTTCATCATAATCCCCTCCAAAATACCTTTTTTTCTTTATTTCAGCTTCGTGGTCAATATGCTCTTTAAAGTCTAAAAAAGCATCTTTTTCTATTCCTTCTTCTGGTATGAATTTTGAGCACATTTTTTCTATGATTAAAATTTGTCTGGGAGTTATCCATAAACATATACCATTCATGTAGGCATCAAATGGATTTGCCCTTCCTCTTTTACTGTATTCCATTTAAAGGCTCTTTTGGGATACAATATCCCATAACCCAGAAAAATCATCTATATTCATATTCTTAATATTAGCCTCAATTCCTTGCTGCCAAGCTAAGATAGAAACGCCGATAGCTTTAGCTGCATCAGCATTGGCAATTATCTTCAAGGCAAGTTGATCCCGTGAATAACCACGAACAGCACACAAAGCATCAATAAGTGGAGTTTTCACAGCCATTAATGCCCTAGCTTCTGCTTCCTGCTGTTCCCAAGATTCCTTTTCAAGAACAGAGTAATTTGAAAGGATCGTTTTATAAATTTGATCAACCTTCGCATACAGGTAAATCAGAAGTTGACTCTTTTTATGCTCAAGTTCCATTGTGGAATCAGCAGGAACTATAATGCTTCCTTTAAACTCAAAATTTGCATAATCTGGATCGCTTTCCTTATGGTAATCTGGAGTATAAAAAACTTGAATGTTGTTGTTGGTTAAATCTTTATACACAAAAATCTCATAGGATGAGTGTCTTCTATCAAGATCAACAACTTTCACACCATCAACGTACAACTCAAAATTTTCGGAAACTGCAAGCATATACACCTCACATCATAATCATAGATGGTTTAAATCCTTCTAAATTCAACTTTTGACAATCATAAAATTCAAACCCTTTTTCTGTGTAAAAACAATTTATCATGTGCATACGCCCATCAGCGAGTTTTCCTACAGAAATACCGAAAGGAACAGCATATTTCCAATTTTCTGCACACTGAATTTGTTTTATTTTCCCGCACAAAATAAGGGCCAGATCATCACAATCGCAAGAATCTGGCCTCCATTTGAATTGTTTTTCAGCATAAAATGTTACCTGATGGAGCATGAAGTCTCTCGTAGGAACAAAATACGTTTTATCCAAACGAGGCACATACACCCATTTATACAACTTACGTATTTCCGCAGTTATGCAAGTTCCTGAGACTTCCATTTTATTTACCTATATCCTGTGATATTGTGTACTTATCTTTTGCTATAGTTCTCTTGTGGCCAGAAGGATTCGTGTACTGAATATCAAAAAAGAACTTACCAATTTCCGCATTATTGGCTTCAGTGGGAAGAAAAGAAAACTTACCGTTAGCGGCATCAACAATAACCGCATCAACAGAAAATTTCTTTGTAGTTTCATCAACAGGGTCTTTTTCAGTGGAAACAGTCATCTTGAAAGACCACCCAGAAATATTGATGGGAAGTCCTGTAGTTTTGTCTTTGAAAACATAAACTAGAGGATAACTATCTCCTCTGTACAATTTGATTTCTGACATTTATTCCTCCTCCAACAGTATTTCCAAAAGATATTCTTGTTCTTCTGCTGTTAAAACTGTTTCTTCACCATTTAAAATGTAATCGTCACAGTTTAAAGAAATCTCATATTCCGGTGCTTCTTCAAAAACCACTTCCTCCATTGAAACCTCCAGACCAAAAGAATCAACAATAATTGTTTCTGAAGCTCCAGAACCAGAAGCCCCCCAAGCACTTCCCCAAGCGTTTGCGAAACTCATGGTTCTGGCCTCCACGGATCATTTTCAGCACCAGTTCCAATAATCGTCTGGCCCTTAATTTTGATGGTATTTACTGAGATTGGTGTTAAACTCAATCTGTTCATTATTTCATCAGCTATTTGCTGTGGGGTTAAAGAACCTCCAGTTCCTTCAGTTACCATTGCTTGTGCTTGAACAGGGACAGTGTATTGAACGCTGACGTTGTAATTACCAAGAGTATTAACTACAGGAGCACCCCCACCATTAACAAACAAATTCCCAATAATATTCAAAAGATGGTCTGATTCCATTGGGCGAACTTTCCACCCATTATTCAAAAACAAATAATTTGGGATAAAAAGACCTCCACCAAGATCAGTGCCACCTACATGAGAAATAACTTCCCCATATTTTAAGTTGTCAGATTGAACAGCCCAATCTGCCCATCTTGAAAATACCTCCTCTGCCGTAACAGAGGAGGAATCCAGAATTATTCTTTTATTTGCTGCATCAAATTGAATAGGCATTCTGCCTCCAATTACGCATACACCCTGTCATTCTCAGCAACAAGAGAAAGAGAGATGTTTTTGCTTCTCGTAAGAGTTCCTGTAGCTGCAACAAACTTACCAGATCCCGGACGAATGCCGACAAGAGTTACAGGACGATCAGTTCCGCCAGCATAACCACCTTGAGTATTTCCATCATAATCGTAGGTGAAATTAATGGTGGAAGCAGAAATGCTTCCGGTAATAGGAGTTCCTGTTGCGTCATTTACCGTAATAGCCCCTGCTTCACCATAATCATTTCCTGCACCGGGAGGAGAAGTAAAAAACAATCTATATGAAGATCCTGCTCCAACAAGAGGGGTATTGAAAGTTATTGCTCCAGCAGCAGTATAAGGATTGGTACGTTTTACGTTATTTTGATCATAAAATTCAACACGGTTGCTATCAGCGGCCAAAACATCATCAATATACACGCTTTGGGAGGTTACGAGGGTATCACCAACAAAAGACAGAAGATCGGCAGCAGTTTTACCTGTAACAGTTCCAGCATCACCACCAACATTGATATTGGAATTCTGACGAAGCAGGTATTGCACTTTCGCGTAAATCTGCTCAAGTGTGCCACCATTACCTTCAATAATAACCCTGAAAGGATAATTAGATCCACCAATGCTTCTGTTCTGGTTTGTGCTGTAATAAGCTATGGTAATTCCACTATACGGAGCACCGGCCATTGCAGCATCACCTACAGCCTGATCAGATCCAAGAAGAGAAATAATTTTCAGATCATCTTCATTCGATACCAGAAAGTTCTGCTTGTTAGCACCAGTAGCCGTAGCACCAGTATCCGCAAGAACAGAAGATTTGAATTTCTTCGCATATTCACGAATAAAGCACTTGGCATAAGTTCTTTTATCAAAATTACCGTGGGTAGAATCACCATAAACTTTAATGCCGACATTGAACTGATCCGTAAACGGGAAGTTCGTAGGCGCGTCAGTAGTTGCCAAATGATAATAGGGCTGGCAGGTTCCAGAAGGTCCAATTGATCCCAAACCAACGAATCCAGAAAACTGCTGCTCTAAAACACCACCAGCAGAGTATTCAGACCAACCACCATCACGAAGCATATTTCTTGTGGTATCATCTGCCCATTTCCAACCAGAAAATGTTGCACCATCTGTTCCTATCTGAAACTGACCAGAAAGAGCATCAATAGCGTACATGGGGAAAGGTGAATCCTGATAAGTGGAAGTAGCCCACAAATCAACCAATTTAGAATAAACTGCTTGAAGAGTAACGCCATCTTTGGCCACAAGATTTCCAGCAGCTACAAGCTGGATTGTTCTTGCTGGCTCATTAATGACAATTTCAGTTCCTACATTCAAAGAAGCTTTAGAAGTAATTTTTGCCATAAAACTCTCCTTACTGGTAATTTCTGTCGGCTGTTAAAGATACTGGTATTGAAGAATCATTTTCTGTCAAAGACAGATTTCGTATATAATAAGGGACGTATCCGGGTTTGATGATACCTATGTCAACATTATGAGCACCAGAATAAACATAAGACAAAGCGTTAGAACTTACAGAATCTTGCTGATTTAAAATAGTAGAGGTTCCAGCAGAAAGAACAACAAAATCACATCCTGTCGGAACACCAGTGATAGTCAGGGTGTTGGTATCCATCGGATAAATGGCTTGAGCTAATGATTCTGCCGTGTATTTTGTTCTGACCATTATTCTTGTGATAGCGGCAGAACCAGCTACAGTTGTTGTAACCTTTATTTTAAGCCTAAATCCAATTGATGGATCAATGCCATTTTCAGCATACAAAGACGAAACCCTAATATTTCCTGAAACTGTACCATAATTAACCCTATCTAAATAAACAGTATTTCCACTTTTAAACACAACTTTTGCGCCGGGAGCTATATTTGCTCCCCAAATATAATCTCCATTTAAAATACCAGTTGCATCAGTTACAGTTATACTTGCTGCACCAGACGTTCCAGACCCGCCAGCATATGTTTTTAATAAGTTTTTCCAAGAACCAAATCCAGAACCCTTATCAATTTGATATTCAAATAAGAACGATGAGTACGTTCCACCTGTAATATTTGGTTCAGCTACATAAGATTCTCCCTCAAATCCAGTATATCCTTTTCTAAAATATGGATCTTCCCATGTTGCTGAATCTCCTATAACTGACATTAATACGCCACCAGCAGCATTGAATTTTGGGTTTCCTGAATTAATCGTGTAATACTGTGCTGTTTGATCTGATGGTTCATTCATTTGAAGATTGTATTCACCCTGACGTAATCTTGTAGATGAATTATTATAATAAAACGGACAAACATCTATAAAATGAGAGCCAAAAACAGATGCAGCACCAGCAGAAGAATGCATCATTGAAATGTTTTTAAATATTGAGTTTTTGGCATTCATTGATGTATAATTTGATGTCCAATTTGAGTGCGTTAATGCACTACCAAAAACATTTTCAACAACTAAATCTTTTGCATCATTAACATCAGTGTATGGTGTGGAGCTTATATGATTTATGTAAATTGACTGCATTTTAATTCCGGCTCTAGAACCAGAGGCCATGAATGAGCTAATTCCACCAAACTCAGGAAATTCATCAACCCTTCCCTGCAACGGATTTAACAAAGTTCCAACATTTCTTAATTTCACGTTATTTACACTATTTGGGGCGATGATCAGAGATCCATTTGGCATTTGATTTCTTATTGCGCCCCTTCTTCCAAATGTAATCCCATCAATCAAAAAAGTATCAGGATTTGCTTCTGTCCCACAAAGACTTGTTGCATTGTAAGCAAAATTTCTTCCACATAATCTATATGTGTAATCCAAGTTTTTAACTATTACACCAATAGAACTATAATTTCTTAAATAACAGGCCGTAAGCTCTATGTTTTCAAAATAAGTATTTTTACATAAATCTATTGTAACATACGTTGTTGTTGATGATGCAAAATTTAAACTAATAGCCCTAATATTTTTTATAATTCCGCCAAATAATAACGCAAAATATGCTATTTGTGCGCCTGTTGCAGTAGTATTTCTAACACAAGTTACACCATCAATATCAACACCCTGCTGCATTGATGTTACGGAAAACTGGTTGGCTATTGCTGTTGAAGCAACACATGATGTCCCAATATTTCTTAAATATGGAGTTTGGTTGCATTCTGAAATTTGAAAAACTGGATCGCTAAAAACGGCATTTGTTACACGACAAGCATAGGGTTGTGAAAAACTACAGTTCCAATCTATATAACCATAATCTATTTCAATATCTCCAGATGCAGTGGTAATAAATTCTGGTCTTGTAGCAACAGTTGTATGTGGCAGAGCGTTTGAGGCCCTTGCCCCAGTAGTGCATTGTCTTAAAAAAACATTTGGAACCCAAGTTCTCAACCCGGCTTGAGGAACATATCCAACCTGAAAATCAATTTCAAAGTTTCCTCCAGTTCCACCATTAAACGGGTAGTTAATTTGCATTGTGGTTGTTGTTGGCACAGCCAAAACAGTAAATGTGCCAGAAATAGCCGTTCCTGATGTAAATCTTACTTTTATTCTATGTCCGGGCTGTAAATTATGTGGCGAAGCTGTTGTTAATGTCATCCTTGAATGTTCTGTTACGTTTCCAACAGTTAGAGCAGAAGTTCTAGGATATAAAACAAAGTATGAGTTGGTTGTATTGTATGAATGTACCGTAAACTGACCATCAACACCGTTTCCAGATGTAAAATCAAGATAGCACGACATTCCTACACGAAGAGTATTACCAGTAATGGTTATACCCAATTTGCTTCTAACCGTACATGCTCCAGCAAGATTTGCAGCAGCATAAACAAATTCTACTACAAAAGCAGTTGTACTTGGAACCTCAATTATTGTGTAAATTCCAGTTCTGTTTACTGGAGTGAACATTTCTCCGCTAGTAAATTGTATTCCAACCTGATCACCAACAGAATACCCATGTGCGCTTGTAAACTGAACATAGACCTTATTATCATTCAACAAATACACAGCAGTAGCATTCGATTCAACATATGTTCCAGATGTTGAAGCTGTTGCTGCGTATGTTCCGGGGAATGCTCCATTTTTTGTCTCACCAAAAATCATTGAGCCATAACCATTTGTCACATTAACAAATTTTTGCCTAATGTCTGATTCTTCTGGAGGTGTTCCAATATGTTGTTGAAACCAACAATTAAGTGTGTTAATTGCTGGCCAAAACTCATATTCATCAGATCCTACAGCAGTTTCAACAAAAACACCGTATCCAAGCGTATTCAGACCCCCACCATTGCAAGGGACAGTTAAAGACTGACCAACTACCCCAGTGGTATTGTCCAAATAAAACCTAGATCCTTTTATCTTATACCTTCCTAATCGCGGAACAGTTATATCAGCACCCTGATCTGTTACAATTTCAAGCCATCCATTAACATCTGCGCCTGTTGCTGACGCACCAATTCCAGTTAATGGGCCAGCAGAAAAAGACCCACCAGAAACTTCCCTAAATTTAATCCATCCAGTTGTAGGCATTGCCGAAGATGGAGTTGTTGGCGGCACAATTAAATTTTGCCAAACACCAAGAAAATATCCAGAAACGCCACCCTGAGATATTGTTGTTCCTATTGCAGGTACATTTCCAGTACCAGAATCAAAAGACAACCATCGAACATTTCTACCATCAATTAAAATTTCACCCTCATTAATAGTCTGTGCTCCCAATGATCCCAACATGGATGCTGGAGCATTTTCATGAACTCTGGTATCTGTTCTAATGGTTAATCTAGCATTATTATTAATAGTCCATGTTTCTCCGGCAGTTCTGGCAACGCCACCATCAAGAAATGTATCAGTAGTTATAGTAGCCATTAGCTTAATATCTCCTGAACACGCTCAACAGACAAAATTCCATTTGCAGCAAGACCATTTAAACCATTTATAAGAAACGGATCATCCAAGTCTATTTCTTTTGCCATTTTGAAACGATCAAGCCAAATTTCCACATCAATAGAAACCTTAGACGCCTGATAAATATTTCTCAATTCTTGATCAGTTAATCTCCTTGTAAACGCTTCCTGAGTCATAAACCTAGAATTGTTTTTTTCCACAAAAGCCAATGACGCATTATGCCATTCATACTTAGAGAGATCTGGTATCTCTCCCTGTCTTAATTTTACAATTTGCCCTATTCCCTGAACAATTGGATCATTACTTACTTGAATAAGCTCTCCAGTAACGTGATCGGCCAATATGTAATACATATTTAATACCTCACATCATCTCTAACTAAAAAATCACAATTAATTCTAGTTTTCAACTTATCCCCACACAAACCACATCTATCGCAAGGATTAGAATATGTAGATAAAATTTCCGATTTCCCACATTTGGCACAAACATAAGAAATAAAATCATTTATCATTCCACAAGAACATTGCCATTTTTCTTTCTTAGGAAATACAGGAGTATGTTCAGTTACCATCTTTTTTCTCCAAATACCTTTTCATAGCTTCTTTTATCTTTTCTGTAGCTAGATCACACTTTCCAGATTCCTCAATTTTTCTTTGAATAATCTTGGATGCCATGCCGCCACCACAAAGATAAAGAATTTCATCAGGCATAGGAACCCATACACCAGTTTTCAATATGGGCCAAGCCCACACAATAACGGGGAAAACCACAACAAAAGTAGATATAAATCTGTTAGTGGAAGGATCTCCATTTATGTCTGAAAACATTTGAGCAAAGAAGTTCATAAGACCTCCTAAAGAAATTCTTTAGTTAAATCCTGAGTTCTATTTTTCCATCCTTTCAAATATTTTATTTTTTCAGGCTTTCTAGAAACTTTATCAATATAAATAGCCAAACGATTTTCTTGAAAAATTAAAAAAGCAATTGGATTATCTAAAGCTGTAAAAAACTTTTGGGTTATTTTTATAGTGTTATTTCCAAAATCACCATCTTCTTTTAAAGAATTTGGAAAAAAGAAGTTAACTGTTTTTTGCCAACATAAAGCAGCGTCATCCAAACCAGCATTTATTCCAAAATCATAAAATGCAAAATGAAACCTTTCTGGGATATGTTTTATTCCCTTAGTTTCATTTATTTGATCTGTATAAAATTCTACAGCAGCTTTTTCTAATTCAACTACATCAGTAACCCCAGAATCAATTAGTTTAAAAATTCTAGCTTTCGGATGATACACTCTAGATACTCCAAAAGCAGTAAAACCTCCGGGATCATCTTTATCATCAGTAATCTTCCAGCCTTCCCATCTTTCATAAAACTTCTTGTGCTTATCTAAAAATTTCATCACTAAACCTCTCATTTGGAAATTTAAAATCTTCAATTTCTTCTTTCTTATCTTTTTTCTTTAAATGACGATTTATGTATCCACACTCACATTCATCCATAAAATCTTCATTAAAAATTTTACATTTTGGACATTTCCAAACAGGTATATTTGGAATCCTACTCACAAGTACCACCCAAGCAACAGGTTGTCGGATCTTCACCATCTTTGCAAAGAACAAGACCGGAGATAATTCCTACTGTTTTTTCAAAGACAAATAATTCATCAGAATCAAGATTTGTTTTTTCAAAATGCTCCAAAATCACCAAACCTATCAAAGCATCCTGAAGATCAAAAATACCAGAAACATAAACTGATTCTATCTTTTTAGATTTAAAAATTGCGTAAGATCCGCTATCTAAAGTCCTAAGATCCTCTATATCTGAAAAATACATCTTTTTATTTCTCATAGCCAGATAGCATAAATTAGAAAAAATGCCCAAAGGAACATCTTTATAATTTTGGCTCTCTTTTGGGACATTTATTGGACACCATTCATTTGTTATAGAAAACTTAATAAAAGGTATTCCCTTAATATTTTCTCCACCATTATGAAATTGAATAACATAAGCTCTATCTCCTCCAGACTCATAAACCATTTTCTCAAGAGCAGATTGTATATACTTATTTCTAAGTATGTTTGTTGGGAAATTGCTTTTCAAAGCAGCTTTTTTCTGATCATGATAAGAAGGAAAATTCTGAATCTTCTTTAAAAAATTTAAAATTTTGGTTAAAACTATCGCTAAGTATGGAAGAAGAATTATACCCATAAAGAAAATTAAAATTTTATCCAGTATGGATACATTCGGATAAAACAATATCTTGGCAATAATGTCTGGGAGTGCTTTAATTAGTGTTTCCATAATACACTCCTAGATAGTTTTTATAGCATCTATATTAAATTCTTTACATAAAATCTTTAAAGTTTCTATGTCATTTTCAGATAAATCTACATTTGGAAGTAAATCAAATTTAGTGAAAATAACCTTCAGTTTTCTTGTCTTTTCAGTTATTCCCGTACCCAACTCAGAAAAATATCTATTGTCTACTATTTGCTGCGCTTCAATGTATTTTTCAAAATCTTCATCTGTAAAATATTCAAAAAACTCTTGTTTTGTTTTTGGGAGAGGAGGATTAGAAATCTTTTCTGCCAAAGAAATGGCTTCTTCCCTGCTTAAATTTTTCTTTGTCTTTGGATCTTCCTTTATCTCATGAACAATATTGCCATAATCATCTAAGAAATGAATCCCAAAATTACCATCCAAATCCGAGAACAACTGATACCTCATAGCAACCCTCCTTCTAGATTATATAGTTATGAAAACAAGGTGTTGTTGATGTGTACCAAATAGCATGTTCATTTGTAGCTGGCAACGCCCTGAATAAACCTTTCATTTTATGGCCCTCTGTATTAGTTGGCCCAAAGTCCAATTCTGATGTTGAAATACATCTTGGAAAAATGTACCACATGTATTTATTTCCGATAGGAAAAGTAAATTTTACTTCAAATCTTAATTTTTTAGGGCTATTTAGAATAGCACCAAGAGCCGTTGATATGTCCACAAGAGCACCACCAAACAAGGCTGCTTGTGTTTTTGTGGTATGCTCATAAAGATTAAATTCCAGAAAGAACTCAGCACCTTCTACAATAGCGTCATCATCATGAATAAGACCATTAACAATTTGCTTAGTAACTGTTATGTCCCTCTTTGAATAAATTCTGACATTCTCCATCCTACCAAGAAGATTTGAATTTGTAGATATTGATGTATTGGAACTGTAATTTCCAGCAGCAGCATCCAAAACATAAACGTCACCCATTCCTAAAAGGATTGAAGATTTATCAATTATTTTTTTAGACATTAAACACCCCACTTATTTTTAAAGTAATTGTTGGCAGCCAAAATTTCTTGTTGAGTTAAAGCTCTTTTAAAAATAAGCGCTTCACAAATATTACCATTCAAATATTGGCCATTATATTCTCCAGCTCTACCAAGACTAAAAGAGTAGGCCGTTCCTCCACATGTCGTAGCAGACCCAGTTTCATATGTAACCGGAACCTCTAAACCATCTTTATACCATTTAGGTTTATTTCCACCAGAATATGTCCAACCACCAGAAAACCAAATATTGGTAGATATTACAGAATTTGTTGTTCTTCCATAAGCATAAGTAGACCCGTTTCCAATACTGTACTCAATCTTACCATCATTTGCTATTCTGGCTGTTTGTATGTTTCCCCAATAAAGAGAGCTTTGTCCACCAGAATCCCCAGATCCACACATAACCGTTGCAGAAGATGTACCAATAAACCTGCCAACAACAAAGACAGAAAAATTAGATGGTTTTGTAGTACCTAAAACTGTTCCTAATGTTAAAAATCTTGAAGAACCATCAAAATAAATGGATTTGTTTCCTTTTATAAAATCAGAAGATATGACTGGTCTGTTTGCACCAATCGTCTGATTGGCGTGGTAATTATTACCACTCTTGTCCTTCCACTGAGAAATTCTACCCCCAGAATCAAGAACTATGGTAGATAAATCTGAACTATCGAACCAAGCGTCAGGGGACAAATCTATATCAATTTTTGGTTTTTTCGGAAAATAAGGGGTTGATAAATTTGCACCAAAACCACTTGTATATCTCGCTATTTGTTTAGTTATCTCAAAACCATAAATCTTACCAGTTGTGTACACAGAATTACCATAAAAAATAGAAGCTAGCCCAGAACAGGATATAGTTGCAGATATTGAGCAAGATGTCCCTAAAACACCATCCCTATAAAAATACAAAGTATTTCCATAACGAACTATTGCATAATGATGTAATTCCCCAGTAATTATATCACAAGACCCAGAAAGAACCCCTACACCAGATACATACATTTTCAACTTACCAGTAAAATCTATAAAAATCTGCCATCCTGCCGCACCAAGATAATTATCCAGAATTATAGTAGAGTATGATACAGACGAACTATAAGAGGTAATTTCTGCAAAAAACTCAATAGTCCAATTGGAGCTAGAAAGGCCAAAAGAAGAATTTACAGTAATATAGTCCCCAGTTCCGTCAAAATTAATGTAAGCTCTATTATTAGAATCGACTAGAGCTTTTGTATCCCCATAAACCACTACTTTATTCATACTTCTGGAATCAAAAATATCAGAAGGTTTCTTTATATCAGAAGCATTGATACACAAAACAGTAGAATACCAATAATCATCGGTCCTGTAATCTTCAGTAGGGGCATTATTTTTATATGGATGATTGGTGGGGAGATTATCAGTTAATCCCCATTTATGGGCAGCGTAACCATGTATAGTATTTTTTAAAAAATCAGAGATATTTGACTTAATTAGATAAATTTCACAAACACTACCATCCAAATAGTTACCGTTGTATTCACCAAGCCTTCCTATAGAAAAGGCGTAAACGGTTCCTGCTGATGTGGAAGTTGCTGCTGTTGAAGATTTGGTAACAGGCTCAATACCCCCACCATCAACATAATATCTTGTATAGTTTTCCCCAGAAACAAATTCCTGAGAAATAAGAGAAAAAACATTATTTGGGGCATCATCATTTGTGTATCCATAAGATGCAACAGATCCGTTACCAAACTGATAAAATAGTTTATTTGCATATCCTGTATATATGCACAAACATACGCTTGTATTTACTGCACTTCCTACACTATCTGTAGAACACAAAACGGCTCTGCTTCCAGTAATGACATCAAATTTACAAACGGCAAGAACAAACCACGATGAAGGTTTGCCTAAAGCTGTGCCCAAAGTAAGATAATCGTCAGTGCCATCAAAATTCAAAGCCATCAGCCCGTTCTGTGCATTCTGAACCAAAGCTGGCTGTGCCGTAGTTGTTCCTTGTGTTGCGTGACGATCATTATAGGATTTATCACTAATCTGAGAAACACCTGTTGCCAGAGTCAATTTTGAATAGTCGTTGGCATCAAGCCAGAGATCAGAAATACTATCAACGGCAGGGAAATATGGGTTGGTTAAATCCACATAGAAATTAGAGGTGTAGAGGGCTTTGCCCTTTGTGATGCGGCAGGAGTAAATTTTACCGTTAAAAAGCTCACCCCCAAATGATGTTCCTATCCTAACCTCAGAGGTATTAGTTATTGTTGCTGCATTACTAGTTGAAGCTGAATTTATTCCATTTATATAAATGGAAGTTATTCCACTAACTCTGGAAACCGCAACATGATATAAATCTGATATATTCAAAGCTGTTACCGTTACCAAATTAATTGGTATGGAGTTTCCAGCATAAAATCTGACTGTTCCAGTGGAGTTCACAACCAAGTAAAATGCTAATATGCTGCTCCAAGAAGAGTATGATGCTATTAGCCCACGTTCAGCGCCTAAAGATCCTACAGAAAAAATAACCTCCATTGTAAAATCGGATGTCCCCAAAGAATACAAATCAGCATTCTGCGGGGTTGATAAGTAATCACCAGAACCGTCAAAATTGATATAACTCAAACCATTTGAATCTACAGCTATTTTGGCATCACCATAAACAGAGACAGCGTTTCCTTTCTGATCACGAATATCAGTTGAATTTGCTTCAAGGCCGATAGCGTTGATAAGAAGTGAAGTATTTGCCCAATTCTGAACTTTTGGTTTAGAGGGGAAATAAGGTCTGGTAGAATCAACAGTAAAATTAGAAGAATATCTTAAAAATCTAGATACCCTAAAGGAATAAATTTTTCCTTGAAACATGTAGGTGGGGTAGGCCGTACCAAAACCACCGACCATAAGTTCAGCCCTGCTATTGTAAGGACTAGGATCATAAGCCTGCTTCGTTATTGAAGCTTGCTGAGTTCCGTTAACAAATAACTTTGCATTATCAGTAGATAAAGACCAATCCAAGGTAATTGCTACATGGTATAGTGTTCCTGCTGTAAAAACATAATTGAATTCCCCGCTTAAATACCCAGACGATGGGCTTCCAGTTGCTCTTGTTATCATTAGAACCAATTTTCCATTGGAACCATGAAAATAGCACGAAATACCATAGTATGAACTACTACCCTCACAGGTATCAAAAATGCCATCATTAGCTACAACATCTGGTTTAAACCAAAAATCTACAGTCCAGTTTTGTGTACCATTATGAAGAAAATTAAAATCACTACCATTCCCAACAAATAAATAGTCACCATTGCCATCAAAAACTATAGAAGATAAATTGGAAGTAACATCTATTTTGGTGTTACCACCTACAGTTATATTCTTTCCAGAATCATCAATAATAGATGTTGAATCTGCAATACCATAACCATTTACTAAACACTCAACTTTTTCCCAATTTTCATAATCCAGAAATTTGCTGTTTCCTATAACTTTCGGCTCAGGAACCCACCAAGAATTTCCTGTTACAAAATATGGTTTGTCTGTATCAACAGAAAAATTAGAACCATATCTGGCAATATTTTTTGTTATACGAAAAGAGTATATGTATCCAATAAATCTGTATAAATAATCGGAAGAGCACCCAAAACATAATGGATGGGAAGGATCTGAAAATAAAGTCACATCCTGTGTTTGTTCTTGCTGAAGAACTCCGTCCAAAAATAATTTAAAAGAAGATCCATTACGAACAATAGCCACATGGTATATTTGGGAAACTGTTAATGAAGAAAGTGATAATAAACTAAAATATGACATATTAGTCATATAAAACGTGCATTCAATTTTGCCATTATCTTTTACAGAAATGACCAAAGGTGTGTAACCAGTTGATATTGATTTTGTAAAAATAAATCTGGTAGACCCTAAGACAGAATCAGCAGAGAAAAAGAACTCTAAAGTGAAATTTTCAGTTGTCGGTCTAAAAGCAATAGAATCCGGTGTGTACAAAAGATCCTGTGCTCCATTGAATCTATAAGCAATTTTATCCCCAACACTTACAGGTCTTACAGTACCATAAGATGTAAATTTAAAATACCCCTTATCATCAACTATTTTATGTATATCTGAAGTATATTTATTAGCATTTAGACACAAAACAGTTTGATCCCAATAATCATCTCCTCCACTACCTAACAACTGCAATTCAACCACAGCCTCGTCCCAAGAAGAAAGAACAGGTGTTCCTCCTATACTTCCACCATATCTAGTCCTCATGTAGGCTGTCCCAGACTGATTAAGAACTACCTGTATAGAACTCAAATCTACTGTATTGTTATAGGATGAAAAAAGTAAATTGGTGTATAAAGAATCATCCGCAATTTCCCAATCAGAAAACAGTCCAGACAGAATTCCGCCATAAGAAACAGCCGAGGACTTAACCCAAGTAAATTGTAAAGGGGCTATCGACTCATCTGGATAAGTTATCGTAGGTAATTCAAATTCCTTGATTACAGCACCGATATCTGTTGTGTTTCTAAAAGCCTCACACTTGATAAAAACTTTACCAGAAGGCAATTTAATTATGCTAACTTCTGTCATTTGATCAGGATTGGTGCCAACAGATTTCAGAATAGAGGCACCATAGGGCCAACGAACAGAAAATCCTCCAGTTCCATTTTGTTTCAAGAAAAGTGTATAAACTACGCCAGCAAGAAAATTGGCACCAAACCCAGTAATGAAGGTATTTCCAATGATTGTGGCCGTCATCGCAGTTAAGCAAGAACTGCCATTCATTGTTAAAATAACATCCCCACTTATATTACCAAAATCCTGTATTTGGCCGTTATAAGCCTCTTCCCCTTCAATTGACCAAACACCAGAACGCCTAACAGGAATTCTATTATTATCAGAAGAAGTTAAAGCAGTGTTCAATACCAAAGGCTGCAATTGAGTTATTTTAGTATTACAATCTGTAATATTGGAATTTTCTTCAGTAAATGATTGTACATCGGTATCAATTGGCATAATTAATCCTTAAAGTGCGGTAAAGTTTCCAACAACATTCAGATAAGTTACCGATCCTACCCTACAAACTCTCAACCAAGTATAAATGTTTGCCGTTGTTTGAATTGTTCCAATGATATTATTTCCTGTGGATGTTATAGTCCAACCACCTGTACTATCTTGAATCAAAAACAAATCTATAACCATTCCTGAAGAAAAGTTAGAAAAAACAAGATTTGTGGCTTTTGTCAAAGTTAAAACAAATGACTTAGAAGAAGCCGTATTTATCGTTGTATCTGCTCCAGCACCTATAGTAACGGTAACTGCTGCTTGTGGAACAGGATATGGGACGTTAGATGGTTTCCATTTACCAAGTGCATTATCCCAAACAACCGTCTGCCCATTAGTAGCTGTACCATCCCAAAGACCAGAAATCTTATTAAAATAATCATTCAATTTCTGAGCATTTGAAGACAGAATAGCTTGCCAAAACTGTTGACCGTAATCTACGGTTTCTAATTTGCTTGGATTTAGAATTGACATTTAATCCCCCTAAACCGTGTAGTTTCCATCTGTTGCTCCAACGGTCAAGTTCACCGTAGACGTATATATTCCAAATTCTTTAGCTCTAACATTCACCGTGAAACTTGCAGCATTAGTTACTGCAAAAGTGCCAGTTTGTACAGGAAGGATAGTCCACACAGAATCAGTGCTCAATTTCCATTCAATAATTACATCTGTGTCAGAATTGGTGACAAATGATGTTGAAGGAGCAACACCAGCACCAGTAGTTGTCATATCCCTCACACAAACCAAGAAAGAAACGGAAGAACCAACTCTGGTTGCAGAAACACGAGAAATTGCAAATGGTTTTTGAGCCAAAGTGGAAGCAGATACGTTTATAGCTGTAGCAGAAGCTATAGGGTAAGTTCCCACAATGTTTCTAGCACAAACCTTATAATAACCCGCAATATTTCCATCCAAAGGAGTCCAAGTACAATCTGGATCATCCACGATCCAAACCGCAGCATTAACAGAATGGGAAGACTTGGTGGTATTTAAAACACCACGAATTATACCCTTCAAAGTGGCCGTACCATCACCATTCAAAACCACTGTCTGGAACTTCATTATCTCATTGTCTATAATTAAAAATCTGTCTGTGCTGAACAATCCTGATCTTGATAAAGAATCTACTTCATATGTGCTTTTAAAATACTGTATCAGAATTCCAGTATCAGAATCATCAATATCATGTGTGTTTGCAGAATATGCAGCTTTAAGAGTGGCGTACATACTAAAAGCTGAAAACTTTTTAACCGGAGTGTAGTTATTTCCATCAGGAGTATAGTACAAAATAAATTCTATCTCATACTCTGTTTCTCTGGCTGCTAAAACCATAACCGTAGGCATATCCGTTAATGGCGTTCTAGGAACCTCCATTATTCTTAATTTAGAAAGATTAACCGGGGATTGAACCTCACGTACCCAATTATCAGATCCAGTTCCTATATTAACCCATTTATCATCAAAAAGAGTTTCTGCTACTTGTACGCCATTGAATATTAACTCATTGGAATCAATATTCTGCAAACTCTTTTTTATTACTCTAACACCCATATTTGTTATACCGAGTTCAGAATTTGTCAGATTTACAATTCTTCCCTCAGTTAAATTCATATACGCCAAATCAGTAACAAATTCTACTTCAGCATAAGGATAACTTTCAGTTTTTATCAATTCCCCCATTCTTCTCTGGGTAGTAGCTAAATTATTGAAAAGAGATAAATCATAAGTTTTTGTGTAAATCATCCCTAACATGTTAATGCTTGCAGAATTTTGAACAACAGAAGTTCTTTCCGTAAAATCCTTATTTTCCTGAGTGAAAGTGGCTTTAAGATCATTTATAGTATCGTCCCATGACCTTCTAGAAATAACAAATTTTCTAAAATCATCGACAATAGTGCCATAAGCAGCTTCGTAAGGATCTCCAGGACTTATGTAATGTTTACCACCAGATTCAAAATAAAAACCTCCAAGAGGGGCAAGTATTTTCTCAATTACCTCTCTTACCTTTCCTTGAGTTCCTATAGCCATATTTATCCCATACCCCTTATTAAACCAATAAGTGGCAGAAGATGCAAAAGAAGCAGAATCTATATCCGTCCCAGAAACACCAACATCAGTAAGTATGAAATAAATGGCATTAGCTGGATTCCAGCCTGTTGTGGGATTTGACCACCAAGTAGGATAATCGCACTGCACTACCCAATGAAAAGTGGGAAAAGTAGTGCCTGATCCACAAAAAACCTTTCTCATGCTTACAGAACAAACATTTTTTAATGGGGCAAAATACTCAAGATTCAATGTAAAATTAGAAACACCATTCCCTTTGTTGATGGTCATGGTTGTTGTTTGCCTTCCATCACCTTCATCAGCCATAACCCCAGACCACGTAGGGTTAAGCTCAGATGTGACAAATTGCTTATTTTCTTTATATATCCCAATAACCCTAGCAGGACCACGACAAATTGTTTGCCAGCAATCAAGATAATAATGAAATCCAGTGGTGGTTTCTCCGCCTCCCCCACCTTTTCCACCTGAATCAGATTTCTGCTTTTTTGTTAAAAGATTTCCGTACCATATTATATTTCCAGAAATCTTAACTTTTCCAAAAATAATGGGGTAAGGTGATCCTTCAGAAGCCCTAGTTATGTTAAAGTCATCCAGACCTGATGCTTTTATGCTAGGTTGCTGTATGTTGGGCTTATAAAGAGCATACGATAGTAAAGCACTTGCTATAAAAACAACTGCCCCAACTGCTAAAGAAATAGGATCTATTCCCATATTAAATCTCCTGAAAAAGCCTTATTTTATATCTTGTATGTCTTTTCCACCACTTAACATAATGAGTGAGTTCAACTCCAGCATTGTTTATACTATGAATCATTTGTTCATTATCATCCCACATAACAGAACAGTGATTGGATAAAGTCCCCTTAACTGTTGCTATAAGAATAAAATCGCCCCTAACATAATCCAAGTGATTATTTAAAACCTTCTTAAATGACAGATTAGGTATAGCTACATTTTTATTAAAATTTCTATGTATGGAGTCCTCAACTATAGGATTATCTGTGTGTAAATGCCAATCCTTTGAATAATATTCATAATCAAGACCTTTCAAAATTCCCACATTAACATAAGCTTGCCCTATAAACATCGTACAATCTGCGCCGTACCCTTTTGCTTTTTGAAAATGCCTATAAGGAGTTCCCTCCCAAGAAAGAAGTTCCTCCTTGAATTTATCCCAATTGTCTTGGTTGCAAAAATATGGGACTAACATCAGAACCCCCAAAGAACAGGGTTATCTGAAGGTATGTAAGGACATCCATTAAAATTAGCCATATTATTAAATTTATTTTTACAATCAACCGCAGATTTTGAACAACCCTGATACGCTTGTAAGACTATTCCAGCACTTACAGATGAATCAAAAGGAACATGAAGGTTGAAGGTGTTATTTTCCCCTAAAGTAATCCATCTAAAATCCCTTAAATAAACTACATACCCTCCAGTATATAAACTTCCATTTGTTCCAATGTCCGTAGAAATCAAGCCGCCTTTAGCCGTCAAAGATTGTACAGTAAAATTCAATTGGTAGCTAGAAGCTGGCAAACCGCACCTAGAATCAAAAAGCGTATTTTGACAAAAAGAAGAGTGAATATCTCTAGGCCAAACTGAATCCAAAATAGACCCTAAAGAAGAACACTCAGCTAAAGCATAAACACCTTCAATCTGAACACTCTTTATGGTTCCCATAAATATAACCATTGATTGGGAATCAAAAGAAGAAACAAGGCCACGAACAATCCTAACAGAAGTCGGTATAACCGGGTAATTTGCAATATATCTAGTAAGTTTCTCCTCTAAGGGAGCGGTTATTTTACAAGTTACGGCCTCAAAAGTAGTGTTTCTAGTTATAGTGTCTCTTTTTATGTGTGCTGGTTTGTATTGAAAACCACCAAAAACTATTGGCATGTGATAGGAAGTGTATCTGGACACACTCTCTCCGTCATCGAAATCGAACACCTCTGCGTATTCGTTCAATTCAGGCCCAGATAAGTTGGCATCAGATATAGGCATTATTCATAAACCTCCATAAATCTAATATCCAATTCAAAATGCTTTCCAGAATTGCACTTAAAAGAAAACTCATCTAAATCCATTCTTAAAGTTTTCCACTGCTCAATTCTGACATTATGACAATCTTCATCAAAAATTCTAAAATTAGTACTATTTGTTAAACTCAAACTTGTATAAGAGGAGTTTGTGCTTACAGAGCTTATTGAAGTATTTAATGTAAAATTTCTGTAATAGATGACTACTTTTTTATTCTGGACCTTACTAAATTGTTCAGCATAGAAATTGTTTTTAACCCTTAACGTGTTCGTACCTTCAAACTCCCCCTGAACAACTTGAAACTCATTTATAGGAATAAGAAATTCAAATTTCCTGAATCTTCCTTTCGCGCTACAAACAAAGTCCAAAAATGAGAACATTTCTGCTCTTGTTTTAAATTTAAATGTTCCAGTGTAAGGCTTATTGCTGTTTTTGTTTAATGGATATTTTGGGTACACCATCTGAGCAGTACCAATAAATTCACCCAAATCTCTATATATTTCTTGTTCAAATCCTACTTTTTCAGACCAATCAAACTTGTTCGTTAATTGTGAAACCATTGCAGGAACACCAGTTAAAGCTGGCTGATTGTCCCCTATCAATTCCTCTAACTTCAAATCCCAAGAAACATAATTACCATTCATAACCGTTGGCTTTGCAGATTTAAAAACACCAATTATCATCGGGAAACCAACAATAGATGCAACATTATTTATAGTCTCCAAAATAGGATTCTCAATATAAATCTTATTGGCTGTCATAGATGTTATTTTTTTAGCTATTAGTACCCTTGTAGAAACATCAAACAAAAGAACATAATTACAATATCTCTTTAGATTCCATAATTCAGATGTATTTTCACGTATTGTAAAGGACATTTTATCTGGATCAACAGAAGAAACTTGGAAAAGCTCATGGACCAAAGGAATGCCAATAGACTTATCTTGAGCAAAATTGATAGAATTTGTTATTAAACCAAAAGTAGTGTCTAAATTGGTAAAAGAAATTGACCTCTGTGGTTTTTCCATAAGAGGTCTTCTTTGTTCCAAATTCTGTGTTGATTTGGAAATTACAGTTTCAAACTTTAATCCAAATTCTACCTTCTTTGACCAGTCAGCCCAAAAAGGAAAAACAACAACTCTTGTGGCTATTGTTTTTAAAACATACTCAATTTCAGATAAACCTTGAGGAGTTACTGATATATGGAAATCAGTTCCAGAAGAAACCGGACCTTCCACATAAACCGTCAAAATGGCCGGAGTCCCCTTTCCTGGCTGTAATGTAAAATTTCCAGCAATATCTATAACAAAAGTTGTACCATAATCCCCTACAGAAACAGGTTCCTCCACATAAACACTCTTATTCGTATACGAATTCCATATATAGTACGGAACTTCCCTCTGGGATAAAACTAAACCAAAATCCACATACATGCCGGGAAAAATGTGAACTTGATCCCTTATCTCATCCCAGAAATTAGAACAAATAGTAAAAACTGATTTTTCAAAAATACTTCTTGGATTCAAAAATCCAACTGACGAAGTAAATAAAAGTGTGGAGTTTGGTAAATCGTAACATAAAAAACTATAGGAGTTTTTAGTGTACGAAACATCAGGTTTTTGATGTTTCATGTATGTAGGGTCTATGTTTAAGAGCATAACTTAACCCTCAATGAATTCTATAGCACACCCAAAATCAACACCATCCCTGCAATCAGGATAAACTGAAAAATTACGTGTTCCATATGAAATTACATCGTCCCCTTTCAACAAATTGGTCATCCTAACAGCTTTATACGGTAAATAACATAATGGATGTAGAAAAACATTTTGGGCATTAAGGTATTCGTAAAACCAAACAACAGGTCTGTGTAAAAAATGCTTTACAACAGAAACATTAAATCTTGTGGAATCTGTATAAAAACCCCCTCCATTTCTCCAAGACGATACATTTCTGGTGTAGAAAATGTATCCTCCACTGTAAGTGTAATAGCAGTAGTTATCGTAATGATTTATTGTACTAAACCACCTCATCGGGTTAGTCCATGACTCTGAAGGCCAAAACAACTCCTTATTTACAGGAGAAGCATCGTATGGCTGCTTCCAAAGCAACCCGGTGGTGGGCTTTGGTACAGTTGGCCAACCACCATTATAATAGGGCAGATGCTTCTGCCCTCCGCAAAACATAGAACTCGTCCAGCCATATCTTCCCCAAGTAACCTCATCTACCCAATTTAAAAGAGTTTCAGTGGTTGGGAAAAACGAATCCATAGCTCCAATAAATAATCTACACCACAAAGGATATGTATTTCCGGGAGGGGATAACAATGTAACATCTTGACGCCAAAAAACCATAATAAACTGCTTATTAACAAAAACAACTTGTTTTGAAACCGGACTCTTTACATAATTTGATGGATAATTGTTATCTGATCCATTCCACTGAGAACCCAAACCAGTGGCATTCATTGTAAATTTTCCCGGCTGTGCATCATAATTGGAGCCAGAATTGTATCCCGTTTGGCCGCAAAGATGTATATTCGATACCCCAGAATCAGGAACTCTCAGTTTTATTGAGTAGTACAGATTTTGATTCCCATAAGCACCATTGGAGTGCACTAATAACTCTCCATCATCACCAGAAACATACCGGTCTACAGTCCATCCATAATCTACCCCAGCATTAGTAATATCTACCGCATTTTTAATGTTCCCAAGAAAAGAAGCCTGATTTCCAACATTAAGAAAAGTGTATTTTTTACTAATCATAATTCATCCCTTACGGCCATCCAATCAAAGAACCGTGTTCTGTTTAGATTTGGGAAAACTATACAATCGGAACTTCCAACCTCTGTTAAGGAAACATTTGCCAAATTTGGTGCCCAATAAACACCATCAAGCTGGCCCAAAAGATAATAATCCATCTGGGATGCTGTGATAGCGTAAATATAGATTGGGAACAGTAATTGTTCAAATCCACCATCTGGGTAATTTATGTTTGTTGTTGTTACTAGGCCAGTAGTCGCAGAATTTGTTGGATCAAAATACCAATCATAACTCCATCCTAAAGGGGTCATAAATCTATTACATCCCCACGATCTGTCCACACTAGAGGTTTGGAAAGACCAAGTTCCATGTTGTAAAAAAATAAGATTAAATCTTCCAGCCCCCCAAGTACCAGAACTGTAATCCACAGTGTCATATGAAAGATAGTTTGACCACAATCCTTCACCCTGACTCACATTTCCGCCATTAAAACTATCAGACAGACAACACAAAGGATAGGGCACTTCTTGCGGTGTAACGTGCCTAATATACTGTCCGGCATACCCGTTAGCAAAACGCTCCTCAGTATTTAAAATAATTATTATTCTAGCTTTATTAGAATAAACCCACAATTCTACAGGAGGCTTATTGGCCCATATAGCTGTGGATTCATCTGTTTTAAAGGGAATCCAATTATGGGTATAATAACTTAAACCATCACCAGAACCGTAAGTAGAATTGAAAAAATGTGTGGCATAATAAAATTTTCCAGTTCCGTCATTAACGAGAGTGTTATCAAACTGATAGTATGTTTTTAAACATATTCCAGCATCAATACCTGCTCTTTGTCCTGATGGCTGAACTGCCGCATAAATACCAACATAAATCTCTTCATTGTTTGATTTGCCGGTATTCTTTAAAACCACACGATTAAATTGATAGGGTGCCACCAAAGTTCTGTAATCTGCATGAATAGTCCAATCTCTTCCGGGAGTTCCGGGGGCACCAGTTAGGAAATTAACTATAGCATCAAAAACATTATTTGATGCTCCAGCAACACCTCTAACAAGTTGTTGTTTTAAAAGTGCCATAATTTACCTCAGAGCGTTCTTAATAATTGCAGGATTTCTACTAATAAAATTTGCTAAAGTTTTCTGTCCAGCATGAGAAGACATATACTGATCAAACATGGCGGGATCAAGAATATTTACAATGTTTAGAGTTTCCTGTTTAGAAACATCCCCACTACTAGAACTATCCACTTTCCCACCTTCTCCAAAATGACTAGAACTTGTTTTGACATTTTTACGATTGTATGCAGTTAAAACATCTCTAGGAACAGCCATAGATCTGATAGCTTCCATTGCCTCATCACCATAAAATCTTACCGTAGGAACAGGGTGTACAAATTCACCAGCAGTCAATTTAGCATCAATATTATCGGCTGTAGGTGTTGGGGAATATCCGGGAACTTTTCCACCTTCAGCCATTGTTAATTCAGCTACAGATTGACCAGCAACAATTCCAGCCCTAGCCATACCTTGAGCCATAATCATAGCTTGCATAGGTATTCCAAAAATACCTGTTTGAGATCCAGCAGCAGCAGCTTGAGCCATTGTATTCATGATAATTTCAGCCACTTTCATAGCTCTCTGGAAAATAAAGAAAGCCTTCATTTTCTGACCAGTAGCCTCATAAAATTCACCCATTAAATCAGACAAACCACCATAAAGTTCAGATTGCTGTTGATACTGATGCGCGTAGTATTGCTGCATAGCGTTTGCTGTTTCAATAGCATGTCTTTTTCTTACTTCAGCAATTACCTTTTCACCCTCTTCAGTAATTTGACCTAAAATGGTGTATTTTCTAGTTAATGCTTCAATTTCTTGCCCATGATCAAATTCTAATTCTTCCAATTCAGTATATTGACCAGCTTGACGCATTCCAGCCAATTTAGTTTTTTGTCCTTCTTCCAAAAGTTCCCTTTTTCCTTCCTCACCCAATTCCGCCCTTTTTGCTTGTTCAGCATTAGTTATTTTATTCCTATCATTTTCTGCGGCAATTAAGGATGTTACAGCATCAGTAGTGGATATGCTGCTATCAAGAGTCTGAGCTTTCTCTAAAAGTTCAATATATCTACGCAAAGACTCCATTTTAAGATCAAGAAATCTTTTTTGAATCTCATACTTCTGGAATTCAATATTTTCTAAATTCCCAATATTAGCCATTTCCAACTTATGAAGCTCTTCCTCTTCTTTTCCTGAAAGAATTTCAAAATCCTGCTCTAAAGTATCCTTCAAACGCTTAACAGCAGATTTAGCATTCTTAGAAGTTTCCTTTAAGAATTCATCATCCATTTTAGCATCGAGAAGATCCCACTCAGCTTTCTTAGTGTCTGCACCTAAAGCAGAAATCTTATTAAAAGCATCCTGTCTGATAGCAACAACCGCATTGAAATGGTTTTTAGTTGCTATTTCCCTTTCTTTCTCAATTCGTAAAGAATCACCAGCGTATCTTTTTTCAATATCAGCCAATTCAATAGAAAGCTGGTAATCTCTGTTCTTTACAGCCAACCTAGCTTCAGCACGAATTTCAGCAGCTTCTCTACTTCTCCTAGCTTCTGCTAATTTCTTTTCAGCAGCAATTTCTTTTTCTATCTTATTCTCTGCTTTAGAATAATCTAAATCTGCTTTGGATTCTCCTAATTTTGATTCTTTAACATCTAAATTCAACTCTCTATAAAAGGCAGTATTCTTAACAGCTTCCCGAACAACATCATTTGAGTTTAAAACAGCTAACATCTCTTCAGCTATAATGGACTTGCTCCTAGCTAAATACTTCTCTTTTTCTCTTATCTGTTCTGCTAAACCCTTCTTTTCCTCAGAACTAGCTTTAACCATCCTTTCTCTAAGAACATTTATTTCTGTTTTAGTGTTTACCTCTTCCTCTCTTTCTTTTAGTTCTCTTATCTCCTTATACTTATTTAGAAGTTTTCTAGTCTCTTCTTCAGTATGCTTATCTAAATCATCAATAGCCTGTTGCTCTCTTTTTTGAATTTCGGCTATCTCTTTATCTCTATCTTCACTAAAACCAGCATTAACTAATTCTATTTCTTTTCTTGTTTTTTCCTTTATGGCAGTTATTGTGCCAGTGTAGGTAGTAAAAACTTTAGTTAATGTATCAGTTGCTTGTTTTTGATCAGCAACACCTTTTCTGCTGAATTCTTTAACTAAAGAATCTATTTGATTTCTAGTCTCTACCACCTCAGAAGACATTTTCTTTACAGCACTTTCTTTGGTAACGAATTGTCTTGTGGATACTTCTCTTTTTATTCCCTCTAAGACTTCAGGAGTGATCATTGCTCCACTTAAACTAGCAATAAAGGCTTCTCTTATCTTGTCATTAACTTCACCTATCTTTGAAGGATCTTTAGTAACTAAATCAGTGTACTCTTCAATCATTTTTAAAGTTTCTTGGCTTCTAGCAAACTCATTAAGGAAATTATCAAACTGAGATTTTCCTTTTTTTCCTTCCTCAGATATTTTATTTAGCGTTTCCCCTGTTATTCTTTCACCAAATAAACCTTCTGACCAATCATAAGCTTCACCAGTTCTCCTACCATATTTGTCATAGATAGCTCCTTTTTTCTTGAGAGTTTCTTCAGACTGCATATATTGAGAAAAACCAGCTACAGCAGCATCAGCTTTAACACCCTTTAAGGCGTCCTCTTTTTTTAACCTATAATCCTCTAAAACACCTATACTTTCCCTTAAAGTATCATCAAACTCTTTAACAGATGTTATGTTTTTAAAAGTTGATGAATCAAATTTAACACCTGCTTCAATCAAAAGCATTACTGCTGTTTTTCTGCTTTCTAATGATTCCGTATTGTCCTTCACAATACTTGTTAAAGCATCAATTTTCTTCTTTTCTTCTTCATGTCTAGCAATATTTTCTTCAACTTTCTTTCTATGAGAATCCAAAACTTTTGTGGATTTTTCTAATTCATTATCAAAAAACCCAAAATGTTCAGAAGCAGCATAAGCAGCAGTACCAAGAATAGTTAATGCAGTTATTGCAGCACCAATTGGATTAGCCCTAATAACGCCGCTAAGAGCTAAAAATGCAGCCTTCAACAAACCAACTGCTCCAGTAGCAGCACCAGCAGCACCACTAAAAGAGAAAGTAGCAACAGTAGCCGCTTTTAAATCAACAATAAGTGCCCCTAAAAGAGTTCCACTTGAAGTAAGTGCTGCTAGAAACTGGCCCTTTAAAAGAACTGATACTGCTGTAATAGCCATTCCTGCTCCAGCAACATAAACCGCAATTTTAGCAAAAGCCGCTATTATGGGGTAATCTTCACTAAAACTATTCATTGTTTTCAAAAACCCAGTTGCAGCATCAGTAATGAGCTTAAAAGCATCAACAAGCCCTATTCCAGCTATCTTAACAGCTAAAACTTCCATATTATCTACAAAATTCTTAGTCTTGGATAAAGCTCCTTCCATCTGAATAGCCTGCATTCTATAAACAGATCCAGATTCAGACATAGCATTTGTCATTTCCTGAAACTGGTCTTTAGTAGCCGTGGTGAGAACAGAAATTGAAGAAGCCCCACGAACACCAAAATATTTAAGAGCAGTTTCCGCATCAGGAACAACTTCTCTTAAACGATCAATAATATCTGCCATTTTGTTGCCTTGAGGATTAAAATCATCCATCGTATATCCAGCAGCAGAAACAGCAGAAGCAAATTCTTCAGTGGGATTAACCAATTTATCAATAATCTGGCGTAAAGATGTACCAATCGTACTTGCACGAATACCAGCATTAGAAAGCAAGCTCATCATGGAAGCTGTTTCTTCAAGAGAAATTCCTGCATTATGGGCAACAGGACCAACATAGTTAAAAGCGACTTTTAACTTCTCAAGATCCAACTTTGATTTATTCATCGCAGCAGCAAAAATATCAGATACCTTTGAGGCATCACTAGACTGCATATCAAAGGCACCAATAGCCGTTGTCACCAAGTCCACATTAGACTTGAGATCGCTCATCGTGGCCGCAGACAAAGCGGTAATAGCGTCCATAGCTTGAACAGTTTCTTGAGCATCAAAACCAGCCTGACCAAGAACTACCATAGAGTCAGCAATCTCTTTAACTGAAAATCTAGTATTAGAGGCTAGATCAAGAATTTTCTTCCCAAAACGCTCCATTTCAAAATCAGTAGCACCAGTAATAGCCTTTAAATTGTATAAAGCCTGATCAAACTCTAAAACTACATTTACAGCAGATCTAAGGACATTCTGAATTCCATAAATAAAAGAACCAGCTAACGAATAACTAGCAAGAGTTTTGAATTTACCCCATAAATCAGTTAAAGCAGCAGAAAATCTACCAACAGCAGTAGTGGATTTTTTCCACTGCTCATAAACCTCCCTTTCTACGCCATGCGTTAATTTAATCTCACCAGCACGTAATTTTTCTGCATACGCCAATCTGTTCATAGAGGCAGCGTAGGCATCTCCATCCCTACCAATTGCCTTCATTTTGGCAGCAGTTTTTTCAATAATGATGTCTGCGCCTTTAATCGCCTTCATCCATTTATCGTGCTCATAACCAGCACGACCAAATTTCTCTGCAACTTGCTTTACTGCTTCCTGCATCCCTAAAGCGGATTTAGCGTATTTATCTTGAGAAGTGGTTAATTCCTTGTATCTTTGATTAACTAAAGAAAGAGTCCCATTAGCTTTTAAACTTTGATCATTATTAATAGCTTGAGCTATAGCCATTCTATTGGCTGTTTCTCTAAAAGCATCCCCATTTTTACCTAAAGCATTCATCTTTGAAGCTGTATTTTCAATAACTCTGTCAGCTTTTTTTAATTCATTTAACCAAGTTTTATAGTCGTATGATCCGGGAAGGGCAGGACCATTATTTCTATTTGGGTTGGACATTGCAGCTTGAAATGAGGCATACCCTTTTTGCATACCCAAGGAAGATCCAGCAAATGGATTAACTTCCACTTTCTTTGCAGCAGTCGCAACACTTTTTGTCTGAAAATCAAGAAGCTTTTTTTCAGCCATTGCTTGAACATTCAGAGAATTTACAATCTTCCCTATAATCTGGCTTCTTCTTTCTTCAGTAACACCATACTTTACTAGAGCAGCATTAGCTCTCAGTATTGCGTCAGTTTTTTGGTTTTCAGCAGCAGTAACTTCTTTCGTAATTCTTCTAGTGATTGCTGAAGAAAATCCAGTTTTTTGGCTTATATTTTCAACAATTTTCTGGGATTCGGTTTGAGTTTTAGTAAAGGCTTTCCACTGTTTTGCAGTAGAATCCAAAACATTATTTGTGACATTTAATTTCTGTTTGACCAGATCTTGGGCCATTGCAAATCGGTCAGCATCCTGACGAAATTTATCGCCATTCTGACCCATCGCATTCATTCTTTCAGCAGTCTTATTGATAATAGCTTCAACTTTCTGTAAAGCCGCAGCATGGTCCTTATAAGCCACAGTATCAGAAGAATACTTAGCTTTCAGATCAGCCATACCTTTCTGAAAACCAGCAGAGGATTCCCTAAAGGGATCAGCAATAACTTTCTTATTGGTAAGTTTAGCTACAACTGCTTCATAAAGATTAACATTGGCAATTAAATCTTTATAATAGCTTCCAGTAGCTTTCGCAGATTCTTCAACATCCTTTTTGACAGAATTGAGGGCCTTTTTAATTGTCCTTTCGGAGTAACCGAATCCTTCAGCTACTTCTTTTATTAAATTCTGCTCAACAAAAGACTTCTTCAAGAGTCCGTTTTTGATAGCGAACTCTTCAGTCATTTTCATGGCTTTTAAGCCATTCTCAGTTAATATACGTAATTCACCAGAAACTATCTTTAAATCACCGGCAGTGAGAGCTTTAGAAAATTGTGTAAGATTAGACCCACCAATTTGCTGTTTAGCCTCCGCACTCAAATTTGTAGCAGGAAGCCTTTGCATATATCCGGCAGCTTTTTGTAAACTCGGATACCAATCCTGAAACTTTTCTACCCCATAATGGGATCTAACACCGTGGAAAGCTTTTTTAAAAGAAGCAGCTAAATCCGCAGAAAACTTTTGTGTTTCAATATCTATATTTGCTTTAGCAGCCTTATAAGCCGAAGCAGCAGCTTTACCGTCAGATACTCCAGAAAATCTAAGGAAATCCGTTTGTTGTGCTTTTTGCACATTAAGCACTTTCATAGCTTCTGGAATATTACTTCCAGTAGCCTTGAAACCGTCCTTGGTGTAACGAATAATCCCTGCGTTTACTGCTCTACTTATCTTATCAAAATCAATCTTTTTTTCCCACTCTTCATACTTAACAGCATCAAAAGAACGAAGTTTACTGCCAGTATAGGTCAAATTCTGAACAAATCCTGCTAACTGCCTTTCAGCAGCAGAATAGGTTAAACCACCTTTTTCGACACCTTTAGCAACAGATTTATCATAAAAAGTGGCAGCTTTGCCAATGGATTTCTTATAAATATCTCCTTCTTGCTTATATACTTCTGCTAAAGTTTTTTTAACTTCCGTTGCTTTTTTAGCAGTAACTTCTAAAAAACGATTAGTATCCTTCAAACCTTCTATAAAAGTAGAGAACAGCTTTTTAGGGGCAGTCTTGCCTTCTTGAATACCATCAAGAAGGTCCTTTAAAGATCTTTTAAGTATTTCTAATCCTTTAACATCTATGTCTTTTCCAAAGACACCCTGAAGCTTTTTCATAGAACCATCAGAAACAGTCTGAAGGTCTTTTAAATCACCAGCAATACTTTTTGACTTTTTCTTAATAAGATCTACAACTTTATTAAAAGCTGCTTCATCTACACCAGCACCAACTTCAAGAAGTATTTTAGTCCTAGCTGTCGTATCACTCATCATTTACCTCCAATAGCCCCGCCTTTAGCGAAATTACCCCAATTACCCATCATTTTCTGAGTTAAAGCATCTTTATCTTCATCGCTCATATTCTTATAAGCATCGGGATCGCCAAAAACGAATTCTTTTGGATCTTCTATCCCTTCCGGCAATTCTTCAGGAGTAACAGCAGCAGGGCCGGATTTATTAATATCTATACCTTGAATTGCTGCTAAAAATCTCATATTATCTGATCTTTTCTTCAAAATCTTAACATACATGCAATCAACTTGAGAATAAGTCAGACCACCCTGTTTATAACTGTTTGTAAATTGCTCAATCTTACAAAATGGATATTCCATCAAGATTTCGCAAATTACATCATCATACCCTATCCCTTCTTCTCTGCCTTCTCCATCAGCACACTGGCTTTCTGAAGAAGGCTTTGCAAGTTTTTTACGATAATCTCAAAATTCATATCGTAAACGATATTTGCAAGTTCTGTGGCTTGAGCAGCAGAAAGCTCTTCCCCAGTAATCTCATCTCCTTCAATAACGAGATTAGCTACGAAAACTAGATTCTCATAGATAGTTTCAAAAATGAAATTGTAGATAGCAACAGGATCTTTAATCTGAGAATCCGCTACTTTTGCAAAACAGTAATAAACTAAATTTTGGATCTTCCTAGTATCTGACCAAGAAAGAGGGTAAACTTTTCGTTCCTGTGGATCTCTAATACCCACTACGATAGTTCTAAAGGAAGGGATCATTTGCAGATCGTTAGCCATGATTTACCTCTCGGTTTATCCAGAAAAATAAATATTCTGGAGTTAAAGTTATTGATAAGGTTCACATAATACAAAATTTTACTTGACGCAAGAAAATGAAAAAGCCCCTCCTGCTGGTGTTGCAAAGGGGCTAAAACTTAAAAATAAGTTGACTTTCTAAATTTCTACATGTGCCCAATTTTTACCACATTTTATCCTTGAAATAGCCCAACTCGTAACACCAAATTTCCTGCCAATTTCTGTGTTTGTCATCTCTCCTTTCTTTAAAAGCTTTTTAATTCTAACTACTTCTGCTTCTGTAAGGATTCCTGAACCTGCCTCTCTACGAACTTTAAGATTATCCCTGCCCAATTTAGCATCTCTTTCCAGGTATGACTTAGCTGTCTTCTTCCTTCTAGCTATAAGGCCGTCAACGTGACTATTGTGAAGATCAAGTTCATCTGACTCTGGATCAACAGAAAGATTTCTCCAAGTCTCAAATGCTACTATCCTTTTAACTGTTGTCCTGCCTATATCAAATTTTTTAGCTAATTCGGTAATGGTCCAGCCTTTTCCGTACAATTTGCGTATTTTTATAACTTCAGCAGAAGAAAGAATAGCAGAGGGATTCTCTTCACCTTTCAAAACATTTTTATTACTTTTCCCTTTTTTTGCTAATTTCTGTATAGTTTTTGGTAAAGTTTTCAATGTTTCTTTGTAAGTGTTGCCTTTTCGGATATTATTTATGACATTCTCAGATGTTTTAAATTTTTCCGCAATATACTTATTAGTGTGATTCTCTAACATTGCAACAACACCAATTATCTCTTCTTTTGTCAAAAACTTTCTTTTCTCATCAGTTTTTGCCCACCTTCCCCTTTTCATCATATCTGTAGAATTGTCCTTTGCTGTGCCCAAATATAAATGCTTTGGATTACAACAACACCTATTATCACAAGTATGTAGTACCATTTTACCATGCGGAATTTCCCCAAAAAAAGCCTCATATGAAAGACGATGGACCCTAGTAGACAGCCCGTCCACTTTCAACCTACCGTAACCAGTTTCATCTATAAAACCCTGCCACTCCCAACACCCATCTCCAGATTTTATAATCTTTCTCTTTATTCTCTTCTTTAAACTTATTCCTCTCTCATCTACATCAAAATTCTCATCCCCATGAATCCTTCTTCTATTGTAGTGCTTATCACACAAACCCTTTTTTACTGATTTTGAATGACATCCAGGAACACTACATTTTCCATCATTCCTTTCATTTTTTAAAACCAAAGGATCACCATAAAGTTTATTTCTGCGGTAATGCTTTTGACAATACAATTTACTGCATCTTTCAGAAAAACAACCATCCACTGTACAAAGACTGGAATCCTTCTTTTTCTCTTTACTCATAAAAATCCCCCTGTTGGTTTTTGAGGAAATACCTCTCCAACAGGGGGATGTCAACCCAGGTAGTCAGGGCCTAAAAAGGCCCTTTTAGCTAGTCAAAAAGGATTCTACCAAGGCTCATGGAATCCCATACGGCATGACCACCCTGAACATCGCTACTGCTTCCCTTACTTTCAAAGGTAATGGAGGGAGCAGCATTATCAGAAGCGTTAAACGCAATTTCCATCGAAGAAGTCACGTTAGCACGAGGGAAAATGATATGCATGTGATTAATGCCATTCGGGAAGGTGTAATAGGCTTCCATACGAACATACGCAGGGGCCGACATACCACCAAGACCAATAGAACCAGAATGAGACTGATCATAAGCAGTTTTAATGGTGGAGAAGCGGAAAACATCACCATTGGCCCAAGTGCCAGTAAAATAGCTGGCAGGAATCGTGATCTGAAGAGCCGCATTCAACTGGAAGGTAGAGGCACCAGAAACCGTACCAGCACCCGTCAGAGGACCAGAAGCAAACCCTTCCACCGTATAGTTGGTAGCAGAGCTAAACTTCACAGAGAACGTATCCTGCGGACAAGTAGTCTCACAAGTAATGGTTTTGCCACTGTCATAAGTTCCAGCAGCAGATTTGAAAATAGTGAAACCCATAGCCGTAACCGAAGAACCGCCGGAAGTGGGATCAATACCACGGGCTAAAGCAATGGTTTTCGGGGTAATTTCCTTGAAAGAGCATTCCAAAGAAACAGTTTCCTTAATAGGAATCGACAGGTCTTCCTGCGCCGGGAAACCAGATTCCAACTTCCAGAATTCAACAGAGGAAGTCAGTTTGGTATCCGCAAGGGCACCAATGGAATGAGAAGAGGTAAGACAAGGGTTTGCATTGGCAATATTCGCAGCAGAATTGCCAACACGAATCTGAGCCAAACCAACAGCAACAGTAGAAGCATCACGGGTAATGGGACCAGTTCTGACAGGCATGATTAAACCTCCAATACGGATTGTTTGTTTTTATTTTCTTCGTACACAGGGAAAAAGTTTAAAGTATTCCAACATTCACAATCACCGTGCCAACAACGAATTTTTATATTTCCCTGCACATAAATATCCACTGTTGGCTTCAAACTGTTTTTGCGTTTACCAAACATAAAATGCCACAAACCATTTGGTAAACGCTTAATCAGAGGTTTTTGACATTTAGAGCAATAAATGGTTGATTCTTTAGGAGGCATCATTAACTCCAAATAAAATCGAATCTTACAGATTGCCCAGTAATGTCTGTTGTCAAACGATAATGTCCATCAATATAAGTGTCTGAGGCTAATATTGTGGACTTCTGAACAAGAACACTATTTTCGACAACATAAAAAGGAATTCTCCTAGTATTGTCACTCTGATTACTGTCCTCAAAAGCTTTTATCAATTTATCAATTAATTTTGCTCTTCTAAAACCTCCATCATCATTTTTTGTTAAACAATGAAAAGAAATTTCAGTTTTTCTTGGTGTAGATATAATATCACAATCCCCGTAAATAACAGAAATCCACTCATCTGGCTCGTTATCTTCATCAATCTCTGAAGGATCATTTACAAAAACAACATCAGTCAAGTTTTCTGTAAGAAACTTGTCCATAGATATTTTTAAGCCATTGTATTCATCTAACATCTTCTTCATCCAATCCGCTTATTGCGCCTTTAAAAAGTTCATACAAACCATTTAAAGCACCAGAAACGGCTTCTTTTTCCAAACTATCAGATATTTCACATAATTCCAGAGTAGTGTTTTCCAGAGCCTTTTTGATTAATTTTGCTTCTTCTAAGGTGAACTCCATTTGAAACACTACATCTCGAACCTGTACATCTGTAATATACATAAACGCTCCTAGTGTAAACCTTAACGATGAGCTTTAAATTTGAATTCCAAAGTGCCTCTGGAACCCATCTTTAACTGTCCTACAAAATCTTCCCCGCCTTTAAATTTCCTGATGAAGTCTTCCACAGCTTTAGTAAAAATTGGTCTAGGTGGAACCCTAAAAGAAACCCCTTTATGGCCTTTTCCAGTAAAACCATGTTCTAACCAATAAAGTTTCGCATTCAAAAAATCAGATCCTAGACGCCAAATTTGAACTTCCTTAACTTTGTTTTTCTTCTTATTTAAAACCTTGGCTTTATAATAATCCGGTCGGTAAGACTTTCTCTTTGGCATTTTAGGCACTTTATCAGCATCTCTTGTAAAATCAGCCATCTGATTTACACCAACAACATACCCTGTATGCCTTGTTTCCTTAAAAGCATGGTCCTTAATATTCGTCCTAAATGCTGTAATGTTCCTTACCAAGTGCTCTGTGGCCATGCCTGTTTGATGGGCCAACTTCAACCTTGATTTAGTCTTAGCCCACTTCTTAGTTAGAGCAGGAACCATTGATTTATAAGCATTAGCTCTTATCTGTTTTCTTACAAATTTAGCACAAGCTTCCGCAGCAGTTTTACTGAAACGAGCATTTCCTCTATCAGAAATGGACACATAGTAATTTAAAGTATTAGTTAGTAGTTGAATTACATTAACTTGAGTATATTTCCCAAAATTACTATATCTAGCTTCAAGATTATATTTTCCTGTTTTTGCTCCAGCATTTCCCCACATCATAAGAGGCATATGGGCCGGTGGAACAGTTAAGTATGAATTTGGCATTATCTTTCATCCTCAAAAAGCTCACAAACACAAACTCCTGGATAACGGAGATTATCAATATCACCAACTTGCAATTTAACTGTAGAAAACTCTGCTCTATCCCCAGTTTTTACTCCAGAAGATGCAGAAATAAACATTTTCTTATTTTTTTCATTAAAAAAAGCTTCATCAAATTCTGAATTTAAAATATTTCCAGTAGTTGTTTGTGATATGTAACAAAAATTAGAAGAAACATCAGTCCAAGTCAGATCTTTTTCTCTTGTTACAGGATCTTTTGATTCAGACAATCTTTTAAGGTTTACTGAATTCCTACAATAAACCATTGCAGCATCTATAAGAACTATTGTATTTTCAAATTGCTGTTTAACAACATGAAGAATTAGAAACTTCTCGCCACTCGTAGAAACTGAAATAACACTTCCGGGCACTGCTTTCGTGGTAGAAGGGAAAGTACACGTAAAAAAACCCTCCCTGTCTGTTTTCGTAATATCTACATACTCAAAAACAGCAGGGAGGGTTCCCAAAATTTCAATCTTAGAACCTATCTCTTTAAATACTTGGGAGAGATCTTCTGCAATAGCCATAAATTACTCCCTCCCATAAATATCGTAATCCCTCAAATTAGGAATATAAGCCATCATAGATGAAACAATAAATTCAGGATCAAGTTGAACCATACTGGAAAAAAGAGATGGATTATCCTCAATAGCTCTTCTAAAATCATCATCCATTTTAGTTATTAATGCTTGATAATGCGAAAATCTGTTTTGCAGAAATATTTTATCGTATCTAAACTTATGAGCGGATTCAATTAACAATATTTCAATACAATATCTTAAAGAACGATTAATTATCCACAAAACTTTATTAGGATGGGTGCAAGGCAGCACCCATCCTAATTCTAAAAGCGCACTATCAACAGCAACAGAAAATCCATCATCTGTGAGGTTATCGGAATTTGTGCCCATTTTAAAGCGCAAAGTGTCGATAAGTTCATCTGTGCTGTTTATTACCATTTCTACTTACCTTTCTTTTTATTGCCCTTTTTCTTTTTAGGCTTTTCTTCCACTTCCTCTTCTTCTACAATTTCTTCCTCCTCTTCTGCCTCATCTTCTTCAATCACCTCATCCTCATCAGAATCACCATCTCCCCCCAAATCACCAGGGGGGAGATTTTCAACAGGAGCAGGAATAGGAGTATTTAAATATTCAAAAGCATCAGATTCAGAATCCAAATCAAGAACAGCAAAAAGAGGGAAATAAGCCTCAATTTCAGAATCATACACGCCGGGGGTAAAAACACGCCCACCCCTGACTTTCACTGAAACCTTCAAGCGAATTTTCATCATAAACTCCTATTTACTACTTAACCTTCATGGTGATTATAGTTTCGGGATTGTACAGAACAGGAAGAGCCTTGTCCTGAATACGAATCCAAACTCCATCCGGGTCCCATTCCATCTTGGAATCAGCAAACTTACCATAACGGCGAGGAATGCCATAAGGAGCTTCCATGATCTTTGCGACCTTCTTACCTTCAGCCATGCTATTAAACATCATGAAAGAATAAGGATCAACAAAGTTCTTCTTCATAATAACGATGTCACGGCCAACGCGATAGGTGCCAGTACAGGGAGCAGTGGTCGTAATCGTCATCGTGGAGTGGTTAATGGTCTGAATCGTCAGATCTTCCCAAGCGCGATTCTTGGACATGTCCACGACGCGCAGAGTAGCCCCAACTTCCATATCAGTCGTATCTTCAACGACAAAAGAAGCGGTAGCAGAGGCGGTAGCTGCCAAGAACGAGCGAATTTCATACTTAGCATCATAAACGCGAAGATCGCCAACACCAAGCAGAGAAGCCAGAACCGGGGCAGGATTAGCAAACAGGTTGCCATCACCAAAAGTAGACTTTTTCAGAAGTTCCTGCACATTAGTATCAAACATGAGCATTTTGATAACTTCAGTGGTGGTGATGGTGTATTCAGGAGAAACACCAGCATCATCAGAAAGGATCTTCTTCATGTCGAAGATGTCTTCAACAGGGTTGCGAGTGGTTCCAGTTCCCCACACATCATTGCCCAAAAGCTGAAGCTTATGGGTAGCGGGAATACCGTAATCCACAGAAAGGCGAATACCCTTTTCCTGTGTGTAGGAGAAACCGCCACGGAAAAGCATCTGTGCGATCATCCATTCACGACGACGATCAATGCGATAATTCATTTTCTGAAGGTTTTCAGCAAGAACCTGTTCAGCCTTCTTGCGCTTAAACGGGTCCATCGGGTCCTGAAGGTTATTCAAGAACTGCTCATCAAAATAACGCTTTTCCTTGAAGAAGGCAGCACGGGCCGATCCTTCCCCATAAAAAGTGTCATCGGTCGTAACCGGAGAAGGGGCACCGGGGGCCGCAAACGGAGTCATCCCAACAGTACCGTATTCAGAACCCCAACGGATGGTATCCGACTCTTCCTGATCTACACCAAAAAGGTTCAGAAACATGTTATCCGGGGCTACGGGCAACTTCTTGATAACAGCCGTAAGGTTTTCAAACCGTAAAGCATTCGGAGTATTTTTGGACATAAACTTATTTCTCCCTCAATTATTTAACGATTACAAAATTACCGTCGATAACGGCACCAAGAGCAGAAGCAGCCGTAGCATCAAGACCAACCATCATGGACTTGTAAACGATACCATTAGATAAGAAAACGCTCGTCAGAGCACCGGGAGTGGGGTTTTCATAGTTACCAGTATAAACATCCTGATCAAGAATGTACTTGGCCGTAGAACGCTTACCAGAAGCACCAGACTTCAGATAACAGTTAGCAGACTTGGCAACAGTAAAACCGCCAGCAGTGACCGTAGCACCACTTAAAGTAACCGTCCAAGTACGCCCACCCGCATCTTCAGCCATAGAAGAAACCGTAGCTTCTTCATAAGTTCCATCAGTATCCGTCAAAACGATAACATCAGCAGCCTTGAGCTTACCACGATCTTCAGCCCAAATCTTAAAGGTAGCAGCAGTGATGTTATCATTAACCAAGAAAATACGACCAACATCAGTAGTAGAAATAGTGTCAGGAATATAAGGAACCAGATCATAAGGAGCAGCGGTCATTTCAGCCAGAACCGTTCCGGCCAGAAGATCGCCATAACCACCACGAAGCTGCTTTTCCAGCAAAAGAGCAACTTCTCTCTGGGAGTAAAAAAGTTTCCGTTCACGAATAGCAGAGTAACCAACACGGTTTACCTGCGGAGCCATTCCACCTAAACCAGCAGACGTAACGCCGGGACCCATTACAGCTTTAGCCATATTATTTTGCCTCCAATTACTTGATAGCGTAATTTACAAGATTATTAACTAAATCTTCGTCAACTTTACCAACAGAATCAACAATAGAAGTACCAAGGATTTCCTTATCCTTGTTGTCTTCCTTATTATCATCGGAATCCTTGTTTTCTTCCTCGGAATCCTTATTTTCCTTCTTATCAATGATAAGATCAGAAAAATCCTCTTCCCAAGAAGCAATGGCGGCATCAACAGATTCAGAATAGCCCTTGGAGTTCAATTTACCTTCAGAATCAATAAAGGACGCCAATTCAGTATCCTTGAAGACTTTGCCGGAGAATTTAGCAGGAATATTGCTGTTTTCAAAAGCGGAATCAAAAATCTCACTAGCCTTTTTCTTGGAAAGTTCAGTCTCTTTGTCAATAAGAGTCTTAGTTAAATTAGCATTACTCTCTTCTAAAGAAGCAATAATGATTTTCAGTTCAACCGTTTCATTTCCAACAGTCTGCAAGGTTTCATCTTCAATCATCTTCACCAATTCAGGATGATTGGCCTTCAGTTCCTTAATATCCATAATACCTCCATTTTTTTGGCTATTAGCCTCAGACAAATTATCTAATACTTGAAATGCTTTGCCACTGTCAACTTCACTTAAAATCTCCTCAACACAGCTATCAAAACTTCCAGTTCTACTAGCCATTTTAGCAGAAACAGCATGTTCTCCAACTTTAAGGCCACCCTTCCCAAAGTTTTCTATAACATGATCTTTAGTTACACCAAAATTCTTGGCCAAGCTTTCATGAAAAACATCAGTCATCTGATCCAAATACTTAACAATAGAATCATAGTGATCTTTGTTTTCAATATCAGGACGTTTATAAGGTGATAAAGAATTGGTAATTTCTACGTACTGCTCATCAGCCCCCTTCTTGGGAACGCCCACAACAGTACCTACACTTCCCAATCTGGCAGTCTGATCAATGATTAATTTGTCGGCAGCAGATGCGATCCAAAAATCAGCACTAGCACAAGTACCATCAACATAAGAATAAATCGGTTTAATCCCTCTTGACTCGAAAACCAAGTTGCTAAAAGCGTTGATACTCGTCGCAATACCACCGGGGCTATCATGATCAAAAAGAATAGCTTTAATGTCAGGATTATCTCTAGCACTGGTGAACTCCGAAGTAAGTTCAGAAATTGAAGTTCCACCGCAAACTTGAGTATAAAGGGAAGCCCTTGGATGAATAGTTCCTCTTACAGGGATATAAGCGATACCAGTATCACCTATTAGCTTCATGCGGGAATCTTGAATCTGAGTTATTTCAGCCCTTCTTTCTAAAGCTAACTTCTCATCGAAATTAATGTTTTTAGTTACCAAATCCAACAAAAACCTAAAGTTCTCTGGATAAATATACCACGCATTATCCAGAAAATCGGAAAGAATGTGCTTGCCTCTTTTATCATTCATACTTTTTTCTTCTCTCCAGTTTTAGCAGTTTTCTTTTTCTTTTCAGTGACTTTCACCCCCTCTTTAGGCTTTTCAATATCCTTTTCCTGATCTGTGTCAAGTAAGTCGCTATCAACAGTAGATATAAGCTCCGGGTACATCTTCTTTTCTGTAGCTGCTTTCATTCTTAAATATTTATAACCCACGAAACCTAACTTTTCTGCTATATCAGAAGGTGGAATTCCTAAAGCATCTACAAGACTTCCATGCTTTACACCTAAATAAGCTTTAGCTCTGCTTTCAATATCGTTTACTTCAGATACAGGAAACATTACATCTACACACTCCCATACAGGGACTTTTACCTTCTCAAAAATTTCCTTGCCATCCTTAAAATCAACCACTTCATCAACAACCCTTTCCAACTTGAAAGAAGGGTTTGTAAAATTCTTCAACCTAAAAATGTGCTTAAAAAAATCATAAATTAAGAAAAGCCTGAATTTAGATTTCCTGTTTTCATTTCTATCTGATTCAGGGCCTCTAGAAGCTTTAACAGATCCATAAGTCCCAGAACTCTGCCCAGTTACCATATCTTCAGGCTTATTTAATCCTGAAGTAATCATGTGCATAATATCCGTATCAGAATCAGAAATCTTAGGAAGCTGCGGATTCTTAACCTCAACTTTCATGCCGGGAGGAAGAACTAAAGAGCCTCCGGGAGTTTTCTTCTGGTAAACACCTGTTTTTAATCTGTCTTCTTCGCTAAGTGATAACCAATTCTTAAATGCTCTTGGATCTTCAAAACTAAAAACCCATAAATATGAACCAGAAGACTTCTTATGGTCAATTTCATATCTCTTTAAGTTCTCATAATGGTTTGCCCACTCAATAGTGGTTCTCATGGAAGAAACATTTCTTTTAGTGAACAAACCTTTATCCCAAGAAATAATAAAAGACTGATAACCGTTAGTTTTTTTCCAAACACCTGTTTTGCTTTTTAAGCGCAAAACTTTTGTTTTATCATATACATCTAAACTTTCCATTTCTTTGGCTAAAGAAGTAAATTCTGACACATAGATTGAAGGTATTTGTTTAATAGTTGTAGCAGAAGAAGATCCTTTTTCAGCCACATTAAACTCATAAAGTAATGGTAAAGTCTGTTTAAAAGGGTGATAATGGATTTCTTTAAGAGATCCGGGAGACATAAAATCTATTTCAACAAAACCATCCTCATGAAGACTAGCACACAAAAAAAGCTCCCCTTCAATTTCAGACCGGATAACAAACTTTTCAAAATTTGTATAAAGTCTGTTTCTAGAATCATACATTAATTCGTACAAATACTCTTTAACATCCTTCTCATGAGATACTATCTTAAACCCCTTACCACAAACTGATCCCCCATTATCAGTAATTGCTGTATTAATTTGAGGGTTAGTATTAAACTTAACCCAACACTCTTTTTGTAAATCAGAAATGTTTTCTAAAAGATCATCAATTGATCCAGAAACTAAAGGAAAACCATCAGAATCAACAGCATAATGAATAGAATCAGAAGGATTCTGCTGAAAAGCAGCACTAAAACTCATCTCTAAAAGCTTTTCATCAGGAATGGCCTCCAACCTCTTCCTGATCTCTTCATCCATATAAAGAACCAATTTATCTTCTGCCTGTACTGTCATATCTCCTCCATTTAATACTTACCGTGTAAATCTTTATTAGGTAAAAACTCCCCTAAAAATTCTGCTCGTCCCATTCTTGGACGCATATCCTCTATTCCTTTAAAACGCAAACCATACACCCCCCAAACAGATGCAAACACAGTATCATCCTGTATTCCATTAGATTTGCTCTTTTCTGGAGATCCATACCAAACTTTATCTGGATCACTCTCTACAGCCCCCATCTCTTCCATAAAAATATCTTTCTGCTTACTTCCATAATACCCTATTGGGGCTGTTTTCATCCTACCATTAGATACAGCTAAGTAAAATTCACCAAAACCTTCCCTTTGCTTATCTACTGTGGGGGAAATAAGCTCAATTTCTATCCCTCTTTCCTCGCACCAAGTAATAATATCAAACATACCCCATCTTTCAGAGCAAATGGCGTCAATTCCATCATACTCTTCATCAGCAAGAAGAATTTCCTTCTTAATCTCCTCAATTGTTGATGTAGCACAGTGTTTTACACCCAAAATAACATAAATATACTTGTTTATTCTCTCCTTATCAGTAAAAAGAGTATAATCTGACCTACTTCCAGCCAAACCTTTAGCAACATAAACCATCATTGTCCTTGCACCAGTAGTCTTTTTAGACCTTATTTTCTCACCAATATCATCTGTTTGTTTTTCAAAAGTATCTGGCTTGCTTTTTAACGGATCTGCTCGGTCAATTCCTACGCCTATAACCCAATCTGTATCAAAAAGATCACTTAAAACCCTCAAATCAGACCTAGAAGCCATTTCACACATATAAGTCGTAAGATCCAACTGATAATAATTTTTCATTGGATCTAAAATAGAGTATACTGTCTGATTTATTCTCTCTTCCTCCCCATCAGGCACAGGAAGATTGTTTTGTCTTTTTGTTTTTATTTCTAAAAGCAACTCATCCTTCTTTTCTAAAGTTAAAATAAGATTTACTGCGGCAGCATAATCTTTCGGATTTGCGTTTTTAATGCCAAAATAGTGCATTGCTTCCAACTGAGCAGGGGTAAATATCTTTTTTACACCAGTATCCCACACGTTTTTAAAATAACGAGCAAATTCCTGCGGAGGAAATTTAGTTTTGTAGTCCTCAAGCTGTTTTTGTGTCATTTGTGGGTTCATGAAATCTTCATGAATTCCTTTTGGAGAACAGCGATAAGAAAAATAAACCGAGCCGTTTGGATTTTCTATGGCACTTTGATATA